AATTTAAAAAAAAGGAGAATAATGAAATGAAAAAATTAGCAAGTATGTTAGCAAGTTTAGTGTTGATGGGCACAATGACAATTAGTGGCTTTGCAGCTTATAAACCAATAAATCAAGTAGTTGTGCCATATCGAGATAGCATGTATTATGCTACGCAATTTGAAGGTCAACTTCAGGAATTCAAATTGCGTGATGATAGAAAAGGTGAATCTCGTGTATTTGTCGATACACGAACACCATTTGAAAGGGAAGATAACAGAGCGGTGAGTTCAGCATTCACGTTCAGAGTTCCTTACTTAACAAAAGATGTTCACCATGATAATATTCCAGTAGTTGAAGAAAATGGCTACGCATATGATCTATTGGATTACCCAAATGGTGATTCATATGTATTAGCTCAAAGGCCTATAGTATTTTTGACTAATAAACGACATGCGATTGATATGAATCGTGGGGACTACTACTTGGCAATGTGCCAAATGATTCAAGACTTCGATCCCAATGTCAGAGTTAAGCAAATCATTCCGGGGTTTGTGGAGAATCATGCTTTCGTAGCGTATGCCATCAATAGTAAAGACAATAAAGCATATGTCGCGTTTTGTAACTACGAAACGATGGCATTAGTCGGATATACTAATATTAAGAAAACCCTTACTAAGAATCAGATGACTGATTTTATAAATAGAACAGCATCTGGTATAGGTATAGAAACTTTTGCTGGTAAGAAATTCATTACTAAATCCAATAGTAGTAGGGTTCAAGCATATAATATTACTACGTTTGACCCGAATACTGATAGATTCACAAAAATAAAATAACTAAAAAAGAAAAGAGGAAAAAAATAATGGAAAATAAAAATACGAATCAACCAACACCATCTACAGAACCAACTAAGAAAGTAAGTTGGCTGGATAAGCTTCTTAATACAGGAGCAGTAATAAAACCTATAATATTAATATTCATCTCAATCGTCATTCTCGGAACTATAAAAATCGAGAGAACGAATGATGGGGTGGCATTCAAAACTAAGCCAGAGAATGAAAGATCTGATAGTATACTATCAGATGCTTGGAGTACTCTAAGCGATATAAAAACTATTCTATATTATGGTGAAGATAGTATTAGTAGAAGAGATGTAGCATCAGGAACATCTGATAATACTAAAAATACTTCTACTAATATTGAAAAAACTGTACCTGTCGGCAATGCTTCTATAGGTGGAAGTAAGCAATTTACGGCAGGGAAAATTTATAAAGGTCTTCCCGAAATAGCTACGACTACTTTCTATAGTGGTGGATATGAATGGGAAGAAATAAATAATTTAGGGTTGATTCAAATTGATATCACTGAGGATAAGGAATATGATAGACGTCTTCCCGGTCCCGATGGTAGTTTCTCTTGGAGAATTCCGAGAGCCGAGTCATCTCAAATTAAATATGTAGTTAATACAACAGAATCTCCTGAGCAAGAAGAATCATATAATTTGATTTATAGTGATGGGAGAATCGTTGAATTCAGATATGATGGTTCTGGTATAGATGAAGCTGGTCCACTATATCTATCTGCTGAAACTGCCCAAGATGCTGTGAATATGATGACCGCTATAGATGATGGTGTGTATGATACAGTGTTCAAAGGCTTTATTAGAAACTCAGCAGTACTTGTTGCTCATTATAGTACTGCTGAGAAAATTGGTCGTATATCAATAATGAATAGTCGAGGCGGAGTATTCACTATTAGTCTTGATTATAAGAATTCAACAGTGGGTAAGCTCAAGTATGATACTATGGATATTCTACTCGGGTTGGGATTCGAATCTATGAATGCCCCAATTAAGAGAATACCTTATGGTAGAGCAAATCTACTTGCAGATAAAATAGAATTTTATGAAGGTTCTGAAGCTGCAAGAACTATTGATAATAGTGACCATTATAAAAATTAAGGAGGGATTTATGAACGTTAAATTAAATGGGTTATTCAATGCGAATAACTTAGAAATAGAAAAGAGAGCAGTCTACCAAGATACATTCGGTGGTAGACATATAGTGGTAACTCATACGAAATATAAGTTACCAAAAGACTTGGGTTTTCATATGGATTCATTCGTGAACGGATGGCACTGCGGTTACGTAGAAGTCACTAAAGACGAATTGGATAAATATGATTATCAAATAGAAGATTCCGATAAAATAGATTGTCATGGTGGAATCACTTTTAGTGATAAAGGTGATTTTGGCAAATATTACATCGGATTTGATTGCAATCATTTTGGGGATAGTATCGAGGAATGCTCTTTAGATTATTGCATTGAACAATGTAAATCTATTGTAGAGCAACTCGATAGACTATTTCCAAAGAAATAAAAAAAGAGAGATAAGATATAATTATATCTTATCTCTCATTAATTCTGAGTATTTAACTACTCTATCTTCTAAGAAAAACTTTTCAAATTCTTTTTTTCTTCTCTTCTGCCAATCCACTACTTGTCTAAATCCTTCATCTATGAATTCTATATAAAAGCAATTCTTATCAGGAGCATATTCTCTTAATCTACTTGGATTTTGGAATGAATCTATCTCTGAAGCAAATGCATCTGTCATAAATAGAAATCTTAGATTTTTCATATTAGTTCCTTCTCCTAATGATGATGGAGTACTACATATAACTTCTGCATTATCCATAGCATATCTTTTATCATCATCACTTACATCTGAATTATATATACAAGATTTAAATTTAGGGAAATTCTCATCCATTATTTTTTTATAATACTTATTAGAATCTTTAGTGGCAGATAATATTAAGTATCTTCCATCATGCTTACTAAAGTACTTCTCCATTAATACTATAATAGCATTAGATATATAATCTTTACTATTTTGATATTCAGTATATTTTATCTTATCAAAGAATCCTAAACCATTATACATAGATAAAGTCGTATTAGTATCTGGATAACTATTGAACCTTACTTCTATATACACTATATGTCTTCTGGTTTCTTTAATTCTTTCAAATCCAAATTTAGGAGCAATCGCATAAGCATTTTGAAATACCTTATTCTCACCATAAGCACTTCTTTTAAAAGTAGCAGTTAAGTATATTGATTTCTTTAAATTCGCATAGGTATCTATAAAGAAAGTATTCCTGAAGTGTCTATGAGCTTCATCAATAACTTTAATTCCTATCTGTAGATTAGATAGCAATAAATTTAATTTATTCCAACCATGCTTCTTAGCAAATGAAGCTATAGTCTGCTGAGTTACTAATATTACTTTCAAATCTTCAGATACTATATACTTATTATCTATTATTCTATCACATTTAGTAGAATCTAAAAAAAGTACATCATCTGGTTGAATATCTGTAGAAGTTAGTATTTCTTCCATCCATTGAGTAAGAATCTTCTTTCTATGGCATATTACCATAGAACGTATACCATATCGTGCGATAGCATGTACAGCACAATATGTCTTACCACTACCCGGTGGAGCACTCAATACCACTTGACTACTCTTTCTACTTAGAGCAAATCCACCATCACCAACAAGAAATTCTATACTTCTTTCTTGGAAACTATCTTTAGGTTTCCTAAATACATCTGCTTTGAATGTAGTATATTCTATTATATCATCAGATAATTCTATTTCTAATTGATTTAATATATTTGGTTGCATAGACCTTGGAATATACAATATACTCTTTTCTTTATCATAATATAATCCAACGTCTATCTTATTCTTAAATGGACCATAAGTCTGGAGATTTCTCTCCAGATATGGTAACATTCCAAGTGTATAATTTGGTATTTCAATATGAGTCTGATAAGCTATAGCTGGTATCTTATTCCTCATCGTCGTCATCATCCTCGTCATATAATCCATCGTCTATGAATTCATCATCTTCATCTTCTTTCATTAGAGGAAGTAATTTCTCTCTAAATAAATCATCTAAGAATGATGGGGCATCCATTTCATAAGTATTCAAATCCAATAATTGAGACTTAATAGATTCAGATGCTAATTTAATTGCTATAGATGGATTATTAGTTAATGAAGTCTTAATAGTAAGAACTTGTACATCACTATCGAATACGTGTACTTTAAAGTTAGGTCTTTCATACTTATTATTAGCTTTTCTAATAAGTGGATGCATAATACACTCTATATTCAATAGAGTTACATCTATATCTGCATCTATAACGGCATCAAAGAAGTCATTAGTGATTCCATCTATATCATCATGCTTTCTACTAAATGGACTCTTCTTTTTCTTCTTACTATTATCTGTAGAACTTTCAAGTATGCCTTTTATTTCATATAGAGGTTTAGTCAATTCATTATTGACTACTTCTATACTAAATAGACTCAATTCATCATCTATATCAGATATCTTAATACAATAATAATCTCCTATCTTTTCAAACTTAGGATTATCTACCAAGTCTTGAGTTATAGATAGTCTACTACCATTCTCTTCCGATATTTCTGATATTATTTCTACAGCTCTATCTTTATTACGTTTACTACCAGTTACTCTTCCTATATAGAACTGATTTAATTCCAATAGAGTTAAGTCCTTATCAAATATATCTAAATCTTCTGCATTAGATACATCATTCTCAACGTCTACTATTACATATAGTGATTCAGTATCTGGAATTTCATTTAACTTCTCTGAATCCAATAATATTTCATTAGAATACATTTGGAAATATTTACTAAAGTCTGATGTAAATACTATAGGATTAGAAGTAGTAGTTAGTATATGCTTAGCTGACAATATCTTCTGTTGCACATCAAGCATTACCATTATAGCACTATAAGCTCCTAATGATATATCCATATTGAGCTTATATAATTCACCGGCACATTTATGACATATACCGTGTTCGCAAGCACATTTTGATGGTGAACGTAATCTTACAGATTGTCCTATTAGATGAGTATGAGCAGGAGTTATTAATTCTAACTTTCCTTTCTCCGGTACATACCATCTACCTACAACCATATCAAAATGCTTCTTAGTCTTTATATCAATCAATACAGTATTCACTGTACCGCAATCATCTACATTTTTATTTACTCTAACGTTACTTGTATTAAGTATAGTTAGGAATGATAGGTATCCTGATTTACCCATCTCAGTCTTATTCATCACTATGGACTTTCTACCTGCCACAGCATCTATATAGTAATTGATTAAGTTACCAAGCCCACCCATTAGGAAGTTCTTAGTAATTGGTATTGGCATAGTCTTACCAGCTATATCTGGTTTATTAGATGAAGCAACTACAAATTCTTGTAGTGAATTAACCTTAACACCTTCTTTACTATCTAAGAAGACTTTAATCATACTATCTTCATCTTGTTTTATCATATCTACTTGCTCTTGAGTTAATGCCTGAACTATATCTTCAGTTTCATTAGGTAGTAGAGTAGTAGACAATTCATTCTTTAATATTTCTTTAAATCTTGGGAACTTCTTAGCAGTACCAAGATAAGTTTCTAATGTAATAGACATTCCCATTATAATATTGAAGTCTAAAGATATCTTACCTAATTCATAAGTAGTATCTGCTATAGCTTTATTCAATTCATGGAAGTCTACTTTATCTGTAAAGTCTTTTACATAATAATTATCATAATACTTAGATATATCTTTCCCTGTTATCTTATTAGCATCTATAATATGCTCTTCTCTTATTTGCCCACCTAATCTTAATATACCATACCATAGTATCATATTAGTTATTAGGTGTCTTAATTGGATAGTCTTAATAGGAGACGATTTAGTATATCTATACTTGATAGGATATTCTCTCAATTCATCTATAGTAAATCCTATCTTAATCATTTCGTATAGATGCTCGAATTCTTGTTTCAACTCTTCGATATTTACAAAGTCATTAGAGATTACAAGATTCTTCTTCTTCAATTCTTTAATAAAATCTTCAACGTTCTCTCTTTTAATTGCTACTTGCTCAAGACCTTCTTTGGTCCATTCTGTAATATTTCTCATTATGAAATCTCCTTCGAAAAATATTTGAAAAACAAAAACTTATTTTTTGCTTAAGGTTTTGTCTTGTTCATAATAATAATATATAACCACAACAGAAATGGCTGTATGCACTTAAATAAGCACATACAGCAAAGTCTGTCTGTCATCTTTTTTTAAATCGTTCTTTAAGGAGATTTCATCGCATGACCAAAAATGTCTACGAGGAAAAAATAACAACGCGTAATAAAAAAATTACAATCAACGAACCCCATATCCACTTAAGGAACGTCAATTCAAAACAACACGCTCAATATAGTAGTTTTTCAGAATATTATAAAGTAAGCTTCTCTTAAATTATAATAAAATTTCTTGACACCGTGTCAAGATTACACTACTGTTCTCCTATTATTTTTTTCCATTCAAAGAAGCCTTAACTCTTGATACAGCTTTCTTCACCAATGGAGATTTAGATTTTCCGGCATTAGCTACAACTTTCTTAGCTCTTCTTCTACCTTCATTGCCGTATTTCTTTTCAAGTTTTCCTTCAAGGAATCTTTCCATTTTCCATACAGTAAGTAGCTTCTTAAATAGAGGGTCTTTCTTTTCTCTTGCAACTTGGAATATAGAAGTTTTGTACGCTCTATTCAATCTTGCAACTTTATCCATCTTCAATATAGTTTTTTCAGTAAGTAGCTCTTCATTTTGAGCAAGTTCTACTTCTGAAGAATTTTCAAGAAAAGCAGATATTTCATCTGGAGTACAATACTCCATCAATAGTGATCCTGCTATAGCACTTGTAGATTCCAAAGATACTTCAGAATCCATTCCTTCAGCTACTATACCATAATCATTCATCAAACTTATAGACATATAATTGCCTCCTTCTTTATTATTTTATAATGATTAATTTACTTCTATGTTTCGGCGGAATAATGAAATAGCAATATATTATAGCCTTGTTAGATATTATTCTATATCCGACACTAATGTAAATCTTAAATTTAAATAGGAGATAATATTTATATGAAAAAAAATGTATTTAAGGATAAATGGATTAATGATGCATTTGTTTCATTTAAGCGAATGTATCCAGATATATCTGATGAAGAAATATTAGACTTCGTCACTGAAGAATATAATAGACATATAGTAGATACTGAGTGTGAATTGCATAATAATTATACTCATACTGCTTATAATACTAAACTTACTACATTGGTAGATTGGATAGAAGATAAGAAACCTATATGTGCTGGGTATGGTGTATTCTATCTTAATCAGAATTTAAAAGATAATCTTGATGCGGTCATGCTTGATGATTTCATGATTACAAGAAAGAAGATTAAAGGAACTTTAGAACTCTATGAACCTGATAGTTATGATTATTATTATGCTGATTCAATGCAATCATCGGAGAAGAGAAAGGCTAACTCTTTCTATGGTACGAATCTATCTAAGGTAGCAGTATTCTATAATAAGTATACTGGTGTATCAGTTACAGCAACTGGGCAATCTCTAATCTCTACAGCAGAAACAGCATTTGAAGGATTTGTTGCTGGAGATTTTGGATTACTCAATATGGATGACTTATGTAATTATATTAATATATGCCTTTCATATAATCCAGTAAGTAAATATAAATTAGAAGATGTGTCTAAGGAGCAATTACATGATTGGTTATATAGTAAGATGCGTAGTGATTATGAATGTATTTATGATGTAATAAGGAATCTTAGTCAAGAAGAAGTTAATAGAATATATTACGTGAATAATATATTTGAAGTAATAAGACAGGAAGAATTTCATTCATTATTAGTTAGATTAGTTAGTAGGATAGATTACTATAGAAATGCTTCTAAGATACCTGAGAATGCCAAAGATGATTTAAATCTTCTATGGACTATGATTAAAGATGTAGTATTCTTAGATGGTTTCTATTTTGATAGAATTCTTAGATTTAAGAATGATAAAAGAAGTACAGTTATATTATGTGATACAGATAGCTGTATGGTATATATAAATCAATGGGTTGAATGGATGAGAAATAATGTATATTCTAAAGCAAGAAAACCTGATGATGCTAATACTAAATTCATAGCAGTTTCTATTAAAGCATTCCTTATGACTAATATGATAGAAACTACATTAGATAAGTATTGTAGAACTGCAAATGTCTTAGAAAAATATATCCCTAAGATTAATATGAAAAATGAATTCTTAATGGGAACTATGGCATTGGCAGCTACTAAGAAGAGATATATTAGTACTCAATTGCTCAGAGAGGGTAGAGAATTTGACCCACCTAAATATGATGCTAAAGGTATAGACTTCCTTAAAGGTAATACAAGGGAAGCTACAAGAGCCTACTTTGATAAATTATCTAAAGAGGAGATATTATTTACGGATGAAATATCTATACCAAAAATATTAAATAGATTGGATGAATTCCAAGATATAATGAGAGAAAGTTTATCTCATGGTAAGAAAGACTTTACTATACCTGCTAACGTTAAAGAAGCCGAAGGTTATAAGAATCCTTTAAGTACTATGAATCTATTAGCAGTAATGGCTTGGAATAATTTCTATCCAGATTATATGATATCATTACCAGAGATAGTAGACGTAGTTAAAGTAACTCTTGATAAAGATAAATCATTAGAATTATTACAGGAGAAATATCCGGATAAATATAAGATAATTGAAGAAAAATATCTTATGGATAGGGTAATGAAAGATAAGTTACCTAATGCTATAGCAATACCTAAATCATTGGAAGAAATTCCTGAATGGATAATAGACTTTATAGACTATGATACTATTATAAGTGATAATATTAATAAGTTTAACTCTGTTAGAGAATCATTAGCTATAGCTCCAAGTAAGCTTAAGAATAATAAGACGACATATAGTAATATACTTGAGATATAAGTTGTTTATATAATAACTTATCAACCACAAAACTTTTATATAACAAGGGCTTCATTGTATTCCCTTGTTATTTTTTATAAAAGAAAAATTTTAAATTTGTAAAAGGAGATTTCGATTATGGAATACCAAAATAACAGTAATAAGAATTCAAGTGAAAAAAGTACGAATACTAATGGGATTCAATTTATGAATTCTACTAATCCATTAGCTCAATCTACTTTGATTATCAAATGGTGGAATCAATTCATGGCTATACAAATTTCACCAGCTTTGGAACCTAATATGAGAAAAGAAGGAAAGTTCTTCGATTATCAAACACAATTAAATACTGCACTATCGCCAGAAAAAATGATGGTATTGGATTATATCATAAAGACTTCAGTTAAACCAGCTTTGGAAAATAACGAAGAAGTTAATAAAGGTATACCAGTATCTTCTGGATTGATTTGTGTTGGTACTAAGAAAGTTGATTATGGCGAAGCAATAGGAGAAAAAGTTACTCCATTCATAGCCATTTATAAAGGAATAAATGAAACTACTAAGAAAGCTGATAGTGGACTTATATACTTCTTCAATATAGAAAATACTGTAGTATCTGATTATGATATGTCAACAGGTAATTCAGGATTGGAGTTTGTATATAATACAGAATTTGAATTATTCAGTAGTCTACTACCAGATGCTGCTAAGGCATTATGTGGTGCATCTGCTCATATAGGTAGATATCACGACAGATACTATACAGCAAGACTTGGTAAGAATGTAGAGGCTATAGGTAATAGCTTAGGAGCTCCTATAGATTCTGCTAATAACTATAAGAGATATACAGGTAAATCATCTGATATATTCTCAAGAGGTTCTTCTTCAGCTCCAGTACCACCATCAGAAAATGGTGAGATGACTACAGTAGAAGGATTAGATGATATACCATTCTAAAGAATAGAGGTATTAATATATGGCAAGACTTGAAAGTGAAACAACTAAACCTGTAGATAGGGAAGTTAAAAGAAGTCCTGACGTAATGACAAGACCTGAGATTATGTTAGTTAAATATGAGAACGTATTAAAAGGTGTAGATTTACATATACTGGAGAAGTTACAAACTCCAGTTATGAAATCTATGTTTGAAAAAGTTCTTGATTATAATAATATGGAAATATCTCGGGAATTTGTCTATGATAAAAGATTCTCTAATATATTACTTGATGTAGCTATTAATCCTTTCGATGGTCAAGATTATGCCAGATATCGTAGGGGTATTATTAATAGATACATTGATTTCTATGCTAAATGTGAGAATCTTGTATTCGTAGATAGTTTAAATACATTATTACGTTCAGATAAAGTGGTAGAGAAGATTTATATTATTCATCCGGAAAGAGATATAAGAGTTATTGAAGATGTAAAGATTACTTTTGATAATAATCCTAAGGTAGAATTAGTATTTAATTCTCTGGAGAATTTCTTATCTGAGCATACTGAAATAACAAGTTTCGTTACTGATGAAATATCTGATATTGGTCTATGTACAGCTTTATCCAATATCAAATGGTTAGAGATTATGATAGCAAGTTATAAGAATAACCTTGACGATAAAGGAGATTTAGCTATAGACTATATAGCGATAATGCAACACTATATTTGTAGACTTGGTACATTTGTACCATTTAAATTTGATAAGAATGGAGAAGAGAATGCAGACAATAGTAACTGATAGAAGTTATGAATCATTAGATCCTAAGAAAGATAATTACCAATGGAATGTCATAGGTAAGGAAGACTTTAAAGAAAGATTACTTAAAGTATTTGGTATGGTATCTGATGCTATAATAAACACATTAGGACCTTATGGTTCTCAAGTAATCATAGATGAATACGGCGAACCTCATATAACTAAAGATGGTTGGTCACTATTAAGAAGACTTAGATTCAATGATGATGAAATGGTTCTTAATAATATACTTAGTATGTTAATAAGAATAGCTGGACCGGTAGTATCTACTGTTGGAGATGGTTCATCATCATCAATAGCTATGTCGAATGTACTATATAAGAATCTTGTTAAAGATAAAAGAATTAATAGTCTTCGTTCTAAAGAAAAACAAGATTTACTCATAGAAGCTGCTCATCTTATATCTCAAGTAATCCAAGAGAATGCTACTGAAGTAGATAAGAATGGGGATTTACATGAGATATATAAATTAGCTCATGTATCTACTAATGGTAATGATGCTATAGCAGCTATGATACAAGATATCTATAAGAAAACAGGTAATCCTACTATATACTACAAAGAAGCTAAAGGTGCTGAAACTTCTTATGAAGTAGTAGAAGGATATAAACTTAATGCTGCTCTTATAGATCCTATCTATATAACTACTGATGAAGGTAATTGTGATATACAAGATCCTTACTACATCATGTTTGACCATAAGATAGATAATAATAAATATTATCCGGTTATGATACAGTCTGCTCTTAATATAGCAAGGAATGAGAATAGAAAGCTTATAGTAATGGCTCCTTATATAAGTAGAAATTACTTGATGGCTATAGCTCATGACACTAAAATCAAATTCAATGCATATGGAGAATCTGATGTAATATATACTCATGTATCTACAGCAAATAATGTATTGGCTGATTACTTCAGTGACTTTGCTATACTTACTGGCGGTCAACTTATAACTGAAATGGACTATGAAAAATATGTAGAAATAGATAAATACAAAGAAGAGTGTGATAAAGAAGGAAAAGAATATGATGGTGTTAGAGTACACGAATTCGATATTAAGAACTTCATAGGTCAATCTAAATTTGTGTCTATTAATATGAAAGATATGACTGCCTCAGGATTAGATTTCAAGAATGAGAACCTATACGGTATTCATATGAAGAAAGCTATAGCCGATTATGAAGCTATGAGAGAATCTAATAGAGAACTTAATAGACTTGATGTTAAAGAATATGAACTTAAGCAAAGAGTTTCTAAGTTGAAATGCTCTATGGGTAATATCTCAGTTGGGGGTATGACTTCATTGGAAAGACAAGCCAATCTTGACTTGGTAGAAGATGCTGTTAAAGCTACCGAATCTGCTTATGTATATGGATATAACATAGGCGGTTCATTAGCTATTACTCAAGCAGTATATTCTATACTAAGAAAACTTAAAGAAGAAGGAAAGCAAGATTCTGATATTTATCATGTATGCTCTCTAATAGGAGCTTCTGCTACAGCGGTATATTCTTTAGTATTATCTAATAAGTATGATAATGATACTGATAAAGTAGATGAGATAATAAAAGAATCTCTTAAATCAAATAAGATATATGATTTAGTGAAAGATGAATATTCTACAGAAGTAATTAACTCTTGTAGAACTGATATAGAGATATTGAAAGCTTCTATATCTGTAGTATCTTTATTACTATCAAGTAGCTTATTTGTATCAATAAATCCATCTGTAGGTAATGGTCACGCCGAATAATACTATAATAGATATTATATAAAGGACGTGATTATATGGAACAAACGTTATTAGAATATTTGGATAATCCTGCCGGTAAAGGTAATACGGCAGGAAATCCTGCTATCATTAAAGCTAATCTTATTGAGAGATATAATAAGCTTAAAGATAAGATAGAAGTTAATGTATATAAGAGAAATGATATGAATTTTCTATATCATGTTATTATCCCATCTGAAACAGAAAGAGAGAATAACTATGATGTAGTAATAGAAGTCTATAGTGATAAACCATCTATAACTGTAAAGAAATGGAATTTCTTATTATTTAGTAATTCACCGGGGTTTGCTTATACTTATGCATATGCATATAATCAGTATAATATGATAATTCCGGAGTTGAAATCTAAATTGAATAAGGAATTCTATAGTAGACCACCTTATCAAAGGAACCCACATGAGATTCTTATGTATAATAAGACTATCTTCTTTGCAATATACCATATAACTGAATCTAACTTACTTAGTATGACTGGTTATATGCAAACTCATGCAGACAGACATCTACCTATTTTCTTTAGTAATAAGATAAGAAAATTGAGTCAAATAATGGATGAGATTAAAAAAGAAGAGAAAAGACTTAAAACAGAGAAAGCAAGATTAGCTCCTAAGAAAGGTATAATAGATAGAGTTAAAGATGTAATAAAACCTATAGCAAAGAAATCTTCTCATAAGGTAAATACTATAAAACCTAAAGATAAACGTAGAAGTTCTATAAATAAGATAAAGAAAAAGTAGCATATATATTATATAAGTGAGATATATTTGAAAGATGAGGTGAATACATGGATTTATTGAATAAGGTATCTAATATGGAAGAAGATCCAGATAGATATCTTCCTGTAAGAGAAGATTTAACACTTGATAATAATCAAGAATATCCCCATATAGATTTATGGGAACCTGATGAGAATGACCCAGTATATGTAAGACCTGATGGTAAGACCATGGTAGTAGATTTCCATAGAGTATATAATATACCATACAATGTAGCATTGAATACATTCAACGTTAATAGGGATTGTTATGCTCATAGATTAGATACATTCCATAGTAAAGATGGTAGTGCTGATAAAGGAATATGCCATTATGTAAATTACTTTATCCATTACTATGACGATGATAATGAATTACTATTAGCTTATCTAAAGATAAAAACTATTTTAGATAAGAAAGACCATAAAGTAATGAAGCCTAAGCATTTCAATAGGCTATTACAACACATATTCTTTACAGATTCTATTATAGATAAAGTAAAGAAATTAACAGATGCTAATTATATTATTAATCTTAATCAAGATGAGAATGATAAGAAAGAGTATCCAAAATCATTACAGTTTACAAATCAACATGGTAAGATTATGATGGCTATATCTTTTATGATGAAGATAATAGCACCGGTAATATACCATTATATAGGTAAGCATAAGGATAAAGAAACTATATCTAAGATACAGATATACCCATTCTATGAACCTTTGTTTACTATTATACCTCCGCCAAATATCAATATATGGAATAAAATCTATATAACTGCTTTAGCTAACTATAATGCCAATGCGGCTAATAATAAGTATATGTGGCAGCAGCAAGAGATATTTGGAGTAGGTAGAGATATAGCAATAGAGAATTTAGTAAAAGAGAAACTTATATCAGATAATGTCTTCAAGTATACTTTTAATAAGTCTATAGTAAATTTCAATGCTGTTATATTGAAGAAGCAATTGAGATATTATAATAAGACTGATTTCAAGACAGACTTGAAAGAGATTAAGACTGATAATAATGGTGGCAATATGAGTGGTAAGGATAAGTTTGAAATGGCATCACGTAAAGTAGATGAATCATTCATTATAATTACTAAAGAGAATATTAAGCTTACCATTAAGAAACTTAAGAAAGAACTCAATGTATCTTATACTAAAGATGAGATTGATTGGTATATGGATAACTTCAAGATAGATAATATGCAAGCGGAGTTAATTAACTATGTCTTCGCTAAATCATTCGGTGGTTTTAATGATTTATCATTAGCCACAAGAAGAGATTATATGAAACTATTTGTTATCTTAAAGAAGAATCTTATAGATAGAGGATTTGATATATTACCTTATATCTTAACAGGAAATAAGATAACTAAACTTAATACAAGAACTATTCAGAATAATAAGTTTATCCAAGATATTAAAGATTCTAATACTTGGAGAAATATTATTAATGAGAAATTCTCTGTATTGAAATATATCAATAGTGAAGAAACTATATTAAATATGATATCTAATATAATCAATAGTGGATTCTTATATTGTGAGTATGAAGATCAAGAACTTAATGGAGAATTGATTGAATATGATAAGTATGAATTAGCTAATGATATATTGAATCTATTATGGTTTATTTAGATTGACAATTATCCAATATACCTTATTATAGGTATATTGGATATATTATTTATATAAAGAAAGAAGGTAATATTATGAATTACACTAAGATTGGCATAGGTAAATTAAATCATGACCCTAACTATGATTATGCTCTTTGTATAGAAGCAAATATCATAGATGAGAATACTGCTAAGCATATAATAAAGATATTACAAGAGAAGTATTCTACTCCAGAAAGAATAATTGTTGGTGTAGTAGATTTAACATCACCAGTACTTACTCAGTATTATAAACTTACTGATGTTAAAGATGGCTTCTTTGTTGAGAATATGATTAATGAAGATGAAGTGCATAATTTAACAAAAGCCAAGATAATATCTACTTACCTTAATGAAAATGGTGGAGACACGTCATTGAATAGTATAATTAGAGGTATCTAAAAACTATATATTAACAAGCAAGAAAAAAATCACAATGAAAGACAGGTAGTTTTTTATATGTCCGATATTAAGAGAGAGGTCTATAATACACTTAAAGATAGATTAGTACCAGCTTCCAGTGGTTGGTATAAAACAAGATGTCCATTATGTGGGGATTCACATAAAGACCCTAATAAGAAAAGATTCTATATACAATTCAACTTCGATAATGATGAACCTATAGGATATAATTGCTTCAATTGTAATGCCTCAGGGTATGTGACAGCAACTATAATGAGAGCTTTTAATAAGTCCGATTTGCATATAAATGCGGGACTAATTAATCTCAATAAAGAAGTTATTAAGAAAGAAAAGAAATTTATAAAGTTACTGAATAAATTAGACTACAAGATTCCTTTATATAGTAATAGTGATGAAGGAGCTTATAAGAAGAAAAGATATATTGAAAATAGATTAGGTGTATCTTTATCTTATGAAGATATACAAGCTCTCAAAGGGATATTAAATATATCCAGATTCTTATTAGATAATAATATAGAAGAAATAACTTGTGATACTAATGTGGCAGTAGCCATTGAAAGACAATATACGGGATTTCTCACTTCTATGAATGACTGTATAGTGTTTAGAAATATTAAGGATGACAGGACGTATAAGCATATTAAGTATAACTTACAACCTAAGATTCCATCTTATAAGTTTTATACTATTCCTAATAAGATAGATATAATAACAGATGAAACTATTACTATTAATATGACAGAAGGTATATATGATATATTAGGAGTATTCTTTAATGTAAGAAACCAAGAAGCTGCTAATAATATATATGCTTCAGTAGCAAGTTCTAATTATACCTCAGTATTAGAGTACTATATAAGAAAAGGTATAGTTGGAGATGTTATAGTAAATATTTATAGTGATGGTGATAAATCTCCTACTAAATATCTTAGACTATATGAAAGAGTAAAACCACTTATAAGAGAATTTAATGTATACTATAATAGCTTAAGTAAAGACTTTGGTGTTCCAAAGCAAATGATAAGTATATACAAAGCCAATCTCAAGAAGTAATTGAGATTGGCTATTTTTTTTGTAATCACAACTAATTAAGGAAAATTAAATTTAAATCACTAAAGAAAGGGGGATTACACTTGGCAAGATTATTGGATGATGCTCAATATACAACCCAACATGCGTTTGAGTTTGAGAAGAAGTTAAATAGTCATTATGTAATTTACCAAGATAAGAATGCTCAACCTGTAGTATATTATAATATCAATGAACCTGAGAGTACAGTTGATGAAGGATTATATACAGCAGAAAGAGATTTGGGTACTCACTCACCTACTCGTTTTAATAGAATAGATGGTTTACCTATTTATATAGATTCAAATATCTTATTGGACTTAGAAGATGCTGATGAAGGATTGACTACTTCATTCCAAGCAGATGGTACTTTATTACCTAATACAGTAATACCTTATCCCGGAGATTATTTTTTTATTAAGTATCTTGGGAATAAGTTTGTCTTCAGAGTAAATGAAATATCATTTGATACAGTTAAGTCTTATAATTATTATAAGATTAATTTCTCTATTAAATCAGTTAATAATAGAGACTCTTTTGAAGACTTAGAGGGTCAAACTGTTAATAGATTTATCTGTATCCAACGTAATATAGGTACTGATGAGAAATGTATCATAGAAGAAAGTGATTATGTAAGTATCCAAATACTTAATGAAGCTTATGATGTAATAACTGATATGTATCTTAAATTATTCTATCACGATGATTATAATGTCTTATTATATAATGATGAAGCTGGTAGAAATATATATGATAGATATATGACAAGATTTATTAATAATAATCATATCTTTGCTAAGAAGTATGACTATATAAGTACTCTACTAAGTGAAGTAGATTTTGATAGATTCTTTATAACTGATTACAGTAGATCATTATATAGACTATTAGAACTTGGTAGATATAAAGATATTAAAGATGCTCCGTTTATTCTTATTAATATTAAAGACCCTATATCAATATTCTCTATGTATAATGATAAGAATATCTATAGTGTCCAACTTATGAATAAGAATGTAGGACAATGGTATCTACCCGGTAAGTTATTTAATGAATTAGATAAAGCTAAATTGACTCAAGTTGATTTGGAAATAAAGAAAGATGAGAATCCAAGGTTTATGAGACAAACTTATGATTCTTCACTACCATCTCAAAACTCTACTCCATTTAGTATATATACCTATGGTCCACCGGGACCTGCTGATTCATTTAATAAGCAGATTTATAATAATACTAAACCTACTAATACCACTAATGACTTCTTAAAACCAAATCCTAAGAAGAATGCTAATTTGGATGATTATTTTGATATATCTCCTGATGATATAGATGAAACTTATCCGGATAATGAAAGTATTAAGAAGACTTATAAAGATTATAACCCAGATGATATAGAAATACCTGATAAGATAGATTATAACACTAAGAAAGATAAGTATACTGATTTATCTTCTGAAGATATTGGTGATAAAGGTGAAGATAAGAAGAGCACTATACATGAATTATCATCTGAAGATGTAGATTATGATAATTCTGAGTATGAACTTACTAAGAAACCTGAATTACCTATAGATAAGAAGATTATATCAGATTATCTTAAAGGTAAGATACTTGATATTAAGAATATCAATGTAGAGAAATTAAGAGCTATAGAATTCTTAGACTACAATTGGGATACTTTCGTAGGTATTCCAATACTTCTTTATATTCTTACCCAAATATATAAAGAGTATATGCGTAAAGAAGAAGTTATAGATTAAAACAACAAAGTAAGATTAACCTTTAATATAATAAAAAGAAAGGATGGAAAATATATGCTTAATTCTTTGAAAGAACAAGTGAAAGAAAGATATGCTTCTGATGTTGTATTTGAAGCTGTTAATGAAACTCCTGATGAAGTTAAGGACGCTCTTTTAGCTGAAGAAGAATCTGCTCCTATGGAAGTTGATCCAGATGCTGAAGATGCTCCAGAAGATGATCCTCAAGTAGCATCATTGGTTGCAAACCTACCTGAATCTGAAGAAGATGATACTACAGAATATTCAGAAGAAGAAATGGATTCAATAACAGAAGCATTCACTGCAATATAATTTAAGAAAGGATAATAGAAAAATGCTAAAAAGTAAAAAAATAAGAGTGCTTGAAGCTGGTCCTATAGCAGCACTTGGTGGCATACATGGACCCATACTAAGTTACTATAGAGAAAATATAGAAACTATATTTGCTATGGTTAGAGATGGTGTTAGAGTTATAGAACTTACACCAGATGGTAGTGAAATTCCTCTTGACATTCAAAACTATGACAAAGAAAATGGTGGAACTTATGATGAAGTGGATATCAATAAAGAATCACAAGTTCAAACTCCAGAACAAACTCCAGTAGAAGCTCCTAAGACTGTAACTGAAACTACAGAAGACCAAGCTCAAGAAGCTCCGGCTCAACCTGAAACACCATCAGGTGAAGTTGTATCAGAACCAGCTGCTGAAACTGCTGAAGAAGATATAGAAAGTCCATCTACAGCAGATGGAAAGAAAAAGAATAAAAGATAGTTCATATTCTTTAAATAAAATTCCATAGGTATCATTAGATATCTATGGGACTTTTTATTTGGTGAAAGGAGGCATAGAAATGCCAAGAGAAATGCAATACTTAAGAAGTAAAAAAATAAAGATATTATCTAATAGTTACTTATTACCATTAGGTGGAATATTAGGACCTATTCTAAATACTTATAGAGAAAATATAGAAACCATACGTCAATTAGTTAGAGATGGATATATGGTCGAAGAAGATACTCCTGATGGTGGTAAAGTTATATTGAATATGAATAATTATAGGATTGGTAATGGTGGGACTTATGATCCATATGATGAAGACCCAGTTCAAGGTGAAGAAGAGGCCCCTCAGGACCCACATCATCCTGACCCACCAGTAGAAAGACCAACTTATGGTAAATATTCTATAAGTGATTGGGAAAATATGTATGATGATAGAACAAGAAGTCATTATCTATATAATCGTAATACACCTGCTAAATGGGTTAGTGGTATGAAATGTGTACTTAAAGACGTAGATAACAACTTTGTACAAGTTTATGTCTGCACGACTCCTCATATGAGTAAAGGTTCTTTAGATAAAACTAAATGGAGAACTCCAAACAGTGATGAGGAAGCTAAATTAAAATGGCAGAAGGGTTCAAAACCTTCTTCTATAACTCAATATGAGTATGACCCATTACAAGATTACCCTATCAATACAGAAGTAGCTTGGTTTAATGAGGATGAAGGAACTTGGGATATCTATAAAGCTACTATGGAAAAACCTAAGAGGGGTACATTGAATAATACTAAGTATGGATGGCAATATTTAATGTCTTATTATACAGATGGAACTCCAAAAAGATAAAAAAAAAATAATTATGTATTTGGTAGATATACTGAATTCAGTATATCTACCCTTTCATTTTTTAAGGTGGACAGAATATGCTATTCGCCGATGCTGAATTCGAAATCCATACTATCCACCTCATTTCTTTAAAGGTAATGAGAATCACCACCCTTTCTAAATTTATTACATATCTATTATATATAGATGAAAGTATTGAAAATACGAATTCCCCCAATTAGACTAAAAAACACTAATTTAATGTAAGAAAAATACCATAAAATAAAGGTAAGAAAGGAGGAACCTTAATCTATGGCTAAAGTAGATCCTTCATTAATTTATATATTGAATAAGACAACTAATAAATATGTTGGAACCTCTATATTAACAACTGCTGATAAAGTCTTGTATGATCTTGATAGTGCTACTACTCTGAAAGATAAGATTATACAAATGGAGACCACAATAGGTAATAGTTTAGAATCCAATCTTAAACCATATGGTGGTAATAAGATGAATTTCTTAAGAGATTATAATGGTGATGGGAACGTTTACATTAACCAAAATAATACTCTTAATAAAGTTACTAAATATCATCTTATGGATGGTAAAAATGCTTATAGCGACCTTAAGATTAAGAATCTTGAGGCTGATAATCATCTTAATATAACTGAATTGAATAAGAAATATTATTCTAAAGAGGAAGTTGATGAAAAAGATAGAGCGATAGTTGATGGTGAAGTAAAGAAATCTGAGACCGCTAAATATCTTAAGACATATTCTACTGATAAGGATTACATCCATACTAATTACCACCCAAATTCACCAATGGATTTTAAAAATGATGCAACTTCTTTTGTTAGTATCGGTGCTATATTATCCCATACAGTAACATCTCTATCATTGGGGTTATATTGTAGTGATAATAATAAGATAATGCAATTAAAATCTAAAGGCTTTGGTAGTAATGAAGCTCCGTCATATATACTTGGAACATCATCAAATCAAGCGGATGGAATAAAGTTATATCCAAAGAGTCAAATAAGAGCACAAGTAGCTGATTTAGCAGATGAGGCAGTAGAAGCAAGAAAATCTAAAACTACTGATTTGTATAAAGGTCAAAACATAGATGATATTATATCTAAGGTTCGTTCAATAGATGTAACTACATTGGCAAAAGTTAAAGTTGGTACGCAATCACCAACAACAGCAACTCTTGCTAATGGTGAAATCTATCTACAACTTTATTAAAAAAAATAATTTAAATTGAGAAAGGAATTAAAAGAATTATGAAACTAATATTCGCTGATAATACAGAAATGGAAATCAAAAATATCTTCGGTAACCCTGAATACGTGCAAGGATTCAATAGAGATGTACTTACTATAGAAATTGATCCTAAAGTGGCAGATCTAAATAAGATACAAGAAATCTTTAAAGATTCTTCTAAGACTAAGGTTCTTACTACTAAAGAAGTAAGGAAAGTCCAAGAGTTGGTAGAAACTGAAGAAATAGATGAGCAAACTAAAGAAAAGAAGAAAGAAATGAAAGAAGTAGAGAAAGAAATAACTACTCAAATAGGACAATGGTATACCATATACATCAGTTCAGTAAATGAAGTGAAAGAAACACATAGCCTTACTGGTGTACCAACAGAAAGTACTACTGAGGAAGTAAATAAAGTTAAGATTGGGCAACTTACTCATACAGAAATGCAATTGGAAATGATGAAAGAATTCATGGCTAAACAAGGCTTCAAGATGTAAGAAATGAGGTGATACTCTATGGGAGTATTTACTAACGTCAATGGAGTAATACGAGAAGCTAAAGAAATTTATGTAAATCATAATAATGTCATAAGGAAAGTTAAATCTGGGCGTGTTGGTCCGGATTTAGCTGTTCCGGGCGAAGCATTGAATGGTGTACCTCAAATGAGATCTTATTTTGATTATGAGTTTGATTTACGTAATACTGGCGATGCAGTGTATGTATTATTCTTACTACGTCAAGTTAGACCAACTCATCAGAACTTACAAAGAGCTGGGGTTCATGACAGTCGATGGTCTTATGATAGTACGTATTTATCTTATTATTTCTCATTAAATAATGAGTTATCTGCTTGGGCTGATTTAAATACAACACCTTTCGATATAAATCTCCATGGATATGCGAGTAACTCAAGATATCAGTGGCAACTTAATTTGTATATTATAGATAACTCATCAATTGATAATAAGAGCTTATCTGCGGCTAAATTCTGGACAGTCTTTAATACAAATGAAGCAGCTTATGGTGAAAAGGTACATTTCGAATGGGAATATAGACCAATATATTTAGCGTGTAATCCATATAGAGATAGAGGAACAAGTGGTGCTAAAGAATATAAGAATATGATGATGGATGTGCATATTACAGCAACACCAACAACACAATATGTTGCCAATTATATAAACCCATATATAGTTTCACGTAATGGTGTCACCAATCATCCTTGGACTTCATCTAAAGAATATTCATTATTTCCTAATGATAACAGGACAATAGCACCAAAGACTTCTGATGGAGTAACCTTGGAATGGAAAATGATGATGGGTGTTTTAAATGAAAATACAGCTTATGAGAAAACTACAGTAAAATACACATTTGACTTTAGAAATAGAATTAAAGCTGATGGTAAACCGATTAAGGCTTTCCCAATAGTAATTGTTGGTGAAGATGACTGGGACAAAGTTCACCCAATAACATTCCCTTGGCAGATGAGAAATAAATCAGTTGGAGATAATATCTTCAATGAAATTCCACCATGGGATATAAATTCATATTAAAAAAATAACCGAGATAAGATATTAATTAATATCTTATCTCAAATTATATTTATTCATTGGTTCTAAGACTATCTTTGAATTCCTTAAGCATCTTGGCTTTTGCTTTATCAAATGCCCCAGCCACATCTTTGGCAGTAGTAATATGTGTTATAAATACAGGTTCTACTTCTACATCAAAAGCAGTTCTTGCACCCGAACCAGATATATTGGGACCATTGACATTAGGGCCAGTAGTATTATCACCAGATAAATTATTGAATATTTTAACACTATTCAATGCGGATGATTTTACTTTAGTATCATTATCTTCTTCAGCTTGATGACGCATATATGCTGCTCTTTTATCAATATTACTTATCTCTCTATCATTCATCTTATCACTTCCCATCTATTCTTGCCTGTACTACCAAATCCACCTTCACTTCTATCAGTATCATCTAATGAATCTTGTAATACATATTCAGCTTGAAGGTATGGTACTATAACCAATTGAGCTATTCTTTCACCTTTCTCAATAACAATACCGCTGAATTGATTATGGTTAATGACTTTAAGTTTAATTTCACCTCTATAGTCACTATCTATAACACCTACATTATTAGCTAAGCAAGTATCATGTTTAAATCCTATAGAACTTCTTATGAATACTAATCCCACATATCCTTTAGGTATCTCTACATAAAAACCAGTAGGAATTACTTTACTATCTTTAGGATATAAAGTAATATTTTTCTCTATATCTGCTATTAAGTCTAATCCTGCACTACCGGCAGTTTGTGGTCTTAACTCCATTACATTTGCATATTTACTTTCAAATTTACAATTTATTTTCATATTTGCACCATATCCTTTTCTATATCTTCTTCATATACAGACATTCTATCTCCAAGTAATCTTACTTTCTTAATAGTATGCCCATATCTATCAATCTTATGATAAGACTTATTATAGTCTTCATTTAATCCACCAAGTTCTTTAATTCTTTCTACACTAATATCTTCATCAGTCATCTTAAATTCATATAGATATTTAAAATCACTTGTATGAGTTTCTGATATTACTTCTCGCCAAGAATTAAATTGGAATGTTGGATAATACATTTCCACCTGTCCGTTTATGAGATAAGATACTTGCTTACTGAAGTATTTACCATTATCAATATTCCTTAATACTATATATTCTATAGTAGGGTCTACCACTGAACGGAAAGATTTAATTAGTTTTTCTCCCATAGGATATTTATCAGTATAGTAATGCTCAGATGTCATAAATATATCATATTCATCTGATCTATTCTCATCTATTCTCTTTGCTTTATATGGATAACCATATGAATCAAAATGAGTAAATGCGAATGTCATACCGGCATGCACAAAATATCCTGAGCCATCTAAAGCATAATCTAATAATTCTTTAGATGTAATTCTTGTATTTCTATCTTTAGTATAGATGAATATATCACCATACTTATTTTCTTCTATTCTATAAGATATTTCATTTACTACTTCATTATCTTCTATAGTCTTCAAACTCTTAATATATCCTATGCCATTAAGTACTTCTTCTTTGATTTGATAATGCCTTACTCTATCAGCACCTACTCCGAAGTATACTTTTATATCATATATTCTATCTTTCTTCACTACTTCAAGAAGATGTAACTTCTCTTTAGTTTCATGATCATAGATATAATACACTATCTTATTATTAGCAGAGAAGAAATGTCTAAATATAGTAATATTTAACATAGCTCCTTCCACTTTCATAGGATATCCCATATCATCATATAAGAAAGATAATACTTCAGTATCTTCATCATTACCATTCCTAAAGATAATCTTATCTATTCTTCTTTCAAGCATTCCTTCATGGAATAACTTAAAGACTTTTTCTATCTTATATTCCGGTAAGTCATTATGAAGTATATCTTCTTTATATATGAATTTCATAAAGAATTCAAAGCTTAGTAACACTTGTTGCTTTATAAAAGATTGAGTGATAACTGGTCTAAAATTACCTCTGAATCTTACTATATCACCTATATTAAAATCCTTCATATATCTATATCCTTTCCATATTATTTCTTAAATACTATAGCTGCTTTTACACTATAGTCATGACCTTCACTTCTTGTAAAAGTTAATATTTGACTTTCTAATTGATAAGCTCCACCAAGTTTCTTATTAGGAGAACCATCTTCAAATATAAACTTAAAAGATTTATTAGGTTTAAATATATCTATATCGAAGTTATTAGCAGTTATATTAATCTTAATATTCTCTGCATTACGTTGACGTATCATAGCTTTCTGAGTAAACTTATTACTATACTTATTATATATCATCTTAGAACTACCAGTTCCTCTTTTCTCAGCTTCTACTTTAGCATCAACTTTATTATCTTTCCTTGTATCTATAGTAGTAATATTAGAACCTATTATCTGGTCATTACTACCACTCCTATTTTTAACTTCTATCATTTCACTATCTATATTTATAAGGAATTTCTTTTCTTTCTTATAATCTAAAGAACCTGTCTGTATCTTAGATTGATTATTTCTATTCTTACTAACTATAACAGTTTCTTTGTATTCTTGTGGAGCCCAAGCTACACATTTCTCATTACTTGGTATTAGATAATTTCTATCTAAATCAAAGAATAATAATGAACCATCGTTATAGAAACCATATACTTCTTCTAAGTATTCTATAGTATCTATTACATTAAGTGCTGGTAATATTACTTGCCCATAGGTTTCATTATTATCCATCTTACCCATAATGACATTATTAATACCACCAGTACCTATAGTATATGCTACAGCATCTGTCATATTGACAGCACCGAAGATTAAATTAACTATCTTCTTACTTCCTAATAATTCTTTCTCAGGAAATAGATAGAAATTTATAGGCATAGCATAATCTTTAGGAGTAAATGATTGGTCTGCTAATGCTTTAGTTGGTCCAGCCCCATGAGATGTCTTAAATTCTTTCTCAGTAAAGAAAGGATTATTGTCATCTATATAGATAGCAAATTTCTTATTAAAGACATCTTTAGGTGGCATATCACCAATCTTCTTATTAATATCCATAGGTTTCTTCTGTAACCTAACTTGGAAATTAACTTTAGTCTTATTTTCTACTACTTTAAATAACACCGGAGCAGGTAACCTGAGTCTTATACTAAAGATAGGAAAATATTCTTCAAAGTAATTTCTTTCTATAAAGAATGATTCTATCTGCATAGGTAAGACTTTAATAGGTTTAGCCTCTCCGGGTATAGTTATATTAAATTCTTTTATAATATACTTATAGAAGAGCATATCTTCAGTAAGTATAGTTTTCTTTTTCTCAGCCATAATTTATATTAATCACCTACCTATAATATTTAGTTTTAACTTATTATAGTGTCTTAATTAATAGAAATCATAGCTTTCCAATCTATCAAATATATCTTCTATATTATCATAGTATTCATCATCTCTACATTTATAATCGTATAGCAGATATAAACCTGCTACGGATAATAGAAATATTATTAATCTCTTCATAATATGCTACCACCTTTTATCATTATTATAATTATTGAGTTCTTCTATCATTAATGGTGTATCTATAAAGTACTTATTAGATATCTCCATCAGTGAGGCATTATCAAATCTATCTACTATATCATGTACAAGATAATTATAATACTCATTCTTATGATTCTCATACTGGGCACCTAAGTCTGTTACTAAGTAATTGGTAATTACTTTGTCTATAATATTCTTAGGTAGTAAATCACATAAGAGATTTATATTATCGGTACTCTCATTTATCTTATTCTCTTCAATACCTTCTTGTATTACTTTAAGTATAGTAGATAATCCTATTTTAGGTATCTTCTTAATATCTCTTTTATTATCTCCTATGACTGATAATATAAATGGTAACTGATTTACTGTAACTTTATTAATATTAGAATTATATATCTTCTCTTCTAATTTCAATTTCTCTATACAGTTTTCTTTAGTTACTATATAATGATATCCTTTACTTATTCTAATAGGATAGAATGTATCTATCTTAGCATATTGGAAATCATATATATCATTAGTAATAACAAGATTAATATCTGCTCTTTTAAACTTATCATGTATTATATAAGGTATTAACGATGGTTCTATCACATTACTATTTAAGAAATATATACCATCTAAATATTCACTCATCATCTTAACTATAGGCAAACTATTATTAAGAGTTTGAGTTAAGTAAGTAGCATTAGTGGCTTTAGCAAATCTATTGATATAAGATTCTCTGTAATCCATATAGAAGTTATTATCATACTTATTAATGAATGGATATCCCATATATAAGTAGATATAACTCTTATGCTTACTTGAAGTAAAGAATCTTCTATAGTGAGCTACCAAGTTAATTACCTGAGCTATTACATCTTTATACTTATCCACTCTGGAAGTATTCATATAATCTAAGATATTCTTATTAGTCATCTTTCTTATGATCATCTCTAAGTTAATGAATACATTGAATGTAGAATTAGCTTTTAATTCTTTACAGTTATTAATCAATAACTTATTCATATCTACATAACGTATTTTATACATATTAAATAGTGAATCAAACACTTACACACCTTCTTTACTCATATCTTCTTCCATATCTTTAATGATATCTTTAATAGTATTTCTAATAGATATCTTCTCTATAGTAGATTTAATAACTATATTATCCTTATCATATCTATTATAGTTCTCTTTTATAATAGGAGAAGGTAAATTTATCTTCTTCATATCACAAATCTCCTCACTCGTATTAAAAAAAGATATAGTCTATAAATATAGACTATATCTTTTCCATTGTGGTTAATTACTTATTTTTTCTTGAGATAATATTTGCTATATGCTCAGCAACTCTCTCAAGGCTTCTATCAGAAAGAGCAAGTTCTTTCTTCTTATTCTTTCTTGTTGCAGCCAACTTAGTTACTCGGAAAGACATCATTGATTTTTGTCCCTTTTCTCCTTTAACTTTCTTGACTCCGGCAATACCTATAACATAGTTTACGCCATCTGCGTTAAGCATGTCTTTTAGTATTTCGTTCATACTCAATGTAATGAATACGTATTTTTCACCTTTTTCTTTAGCTGTTTGATAAGGTATTCTTTCATCTGTTATAGAAGCTAAAGCTCTTCTCAGATTTTCAGATATTCTTATCTTATTCTTATTGAATAGTGGTATTGCGAAATCATCTTCGTCATTACCATTCTTTCCACCCTTTAGTATTTCCTTATTATTGTAATCAATCAATAATGTAGGAATTAGGATGTTAGCTTTATAGCTTGCAACATATTCGGATATCAAGAGCAATGACATCCCATCAGTATTAACGCCGAAAGCTGGAAGTAGATTATCCAGTATATAATTTTCGACGTTTTCGTTAGTCATGTTGCATGTTACTGCGGACGCTGCAACAACCACATTAGTATTCAGAATATTACCTACAAAAGTAATATCTTTATTTTGGTTGCCAGTCTTGCCCTTATTGTTGAAATTTCCCATAGTGGGTGCCTCCTTAAATTGAATAATATATTTTATATTGTGGTAGTTTTACTCACTCTCTCACTATTCCCACTCGGACCGTGATTCTATAACTCTAAGGGTTTTATATTAATAGAATCATATAATAAATATTCGATTACCCATCCCGTTAGATAATCTTTATTTATATAAGTTGAAGCCCATATATCGTTTATATAATATATTTCTATTTTAAATATCAATATATTTGATATAACGTTACCTTTCTGTATTTATGCTATTAAAAAATAATAGAACTGATTAAGCATAAATATACTCAATCAGTTATCAAATATGCAAGTATCCTTTCATAGTATTTTCATATATTTCAATTATATAGATATGAAGTAGCACAATTACTTCATAATCTTACTATGAAAGGAGGTGCTCGTATGAGCAACCATGCATTAGTTGTTGGCGAACCCAATATAAAAGTTGGGTTCAATAATCCGATGACGTATGTCATGAATGGTGGCAATATTGATAAATATATCAAACGCCTATTACCACTACCGGGTGGTATAAAAATCTTAAAAGATAATCTCATTGTAGAAAGTCTTTAAGATTTTTATAAGGGAAGTTGCGGCTTCCCTTATTTTTTTACCTTTCCATCTGGTGCAAAAATGATTGAAGACAATATTGAGTTCAAACGAATTCGATAATCTTCAATCAATGGAGAGAGTATAGTACACTCTCCCCATTATTTTTTTTGTATATATGATTATTATTTATTAAATATGTAAAAGTAGAAAGGGATCATAGTAATTCGTCCCTTTCTACTAAATAATTATTTAGTAGAAGTTTTCTACTTCTTTGCAACTTGTACTGCTTGTACTTTATTCTTGGCTACAGCATACTTTACTGCTTTAGCTTGTGATTTAACCATTAAATTTGATATTGATACCGCCCAGTGCTGTGGTGGGTTACAATATTTATATGAAATCTTTGATACGGTAGTAAGACCACGGTTTATATATTCATTACGCATCAATCTAAATTCATAATCAATACATTCTTTACGTGATGAATAGTATAATCCAGTTTTAGTACCACCCATTAATCCAAATAGATTATTCTTATTTCTTGCTAAAGATGAAGTACCATAATATGATTCATGAATACCTATAGATAGAATGAATAGTGCATTCACATTATATTTCTTTTCAGCTATGAGTAAGTCTTTAGCAGTTCCTTTAAATCTACTATTCTTAATACCAATTAATTCAAATTGGTCTATAAGATGCTCCATCTGTTCTAACGTCATTCCAGATGGTTTGTCCAATCTACTTATATTAATATTAGTAGAAGCTGGACCATTGATATCAATTATTAAATCTTCATAAGGCAAATATATCTTCTTATTCTTCTTTACCTTAGTTTTATCTCTGGCTACACTCTTAGTATATTGGCTATATATCCAGCCTTTCTCAGTCTTTAGCCAACCATTCTTTTTATCTTCAATTAGGAATTCTGTTCCTAATTCAAACCCACCGATTATGTTATTATCCTTAATCTCTGGGCTTTTTCTTACATTTAGTAACGATGTAGTAACTACACCAAATTGTTTCTTTTCTTCTGCTATAACTTTATTAGCACCAACGATGAATTTCTTAGTAGCAGGTGGTACTTTTTCAATAGCTTCTTTTAATTTGTCTACTTTAGCAGAAATAGCTTTGAAATTGTTTCTTTCTTTTTCTGTATTTAAAGTATCAGTAGTTGTTACGGTGACCTGTTGCTTAATATTTTCAGCTTCCGAGCGACTTTCAGACAGATTCGTCAGTATCATAAAAATTAATGATACTATAATCAACGTCAGGACGCTCTGTTTAAATTTAAACATTTAAACTCTCCTTTACTATTAGGTTTGGAGTCGACCGTGGGTGAATTTTAAAATAGATGATAATTTACCCAAGTAAAATTATATTGAATAATTTTTTAATCCCCTTGATTGTATCTGGGGTGATATTCACAACTAATTTACCATGGTTACTTCTTTCATAGTAGCTTGTGAAATCGAAATTTCTGTCGACTTTTTGTAATTTTTTCAGGTATGTCTTGAAATCATTAATAGCTAATGCTCTTGCATCCAAGGCATCCTTTCTAACATCTTCATTTATTTTCTTTTTACTATATAATACCTCTCTTTCTATAGTTGCTATGAGTGTAAATAAGAAACATAAGTTATCTTTTACAGCTTCATAGTTTCGGTTATTAAAGTTTTCCACAATTAATTTATGAACTTCGGAATATTCATCGATATAAGACTTATTAGGTTTTAAAGTAAATCTTACTGAACCATCTGGATTTATAGTTAAGCCTTCAGTTAAAGACGCTTCACCATCTACTGTTTCCAACCCAATATCGATAGGTTCAACAGCAAAGATTTGTGGTGTACCATATTCTGAAAGTGCTATCTTAATCTTAGATAGTTTCCCTTGATGTTTTCCGATGAGCATACAAGCATTATTATCACCATCTAATAATAGTGATATCATATGATTACTTCCTATGTCTATAATTTCATCTGGCAATCTTGGTATTATAGTATTTTTAAGTTCTATAGTTACTATATTAGAATTTTCAGATAATTTCTCTAAATATATTTCATCTACATTTATCGTTAGATTATTTTTATCAAGGAGTTCATCACATTCTGTAGGACAGCATATCAAATCTTTTAATGTACATATAGCAATGTTATTGAAATCTTTTGTAATACACACATTGTCTTCTTTATTAAATATATCTAATTTCTTATGGACGTCATCATAAACTATATATGCTACCTTCATAATATATTTTTGATTCAAGTATGATTTTTTATTGTCGCTGAAATACTTGCTTAAAATAGGTAGATTTCTATCAAATCCTTTTAATATAGATTTAAATGTATCATTATCATAATCCTCTATAAATTTCATATTTTGTATAGGTCTATCATCTTCTTCGAGATTATTGAGATAGTCATCAATTATATTATCAATTACTTTATAATCGTCAAGGGTTCTTTCAAGATTATACGCTTTAATAGTATTCAATACTACGTAAGCAAACTTATAATCTATCGGATTACAGCAATTAAAAATAGATATAATAGTATTTACATATTCCACTTTTTCAGACAATGTCATATTTTCACTAATTAGATATTCATTCATTATATCATATATAATAATATAAATTTCTTCTTTAGCAGATAAGTTATCTTCACTTATATAATTCTCTCTATTAATTATATAATTGACCCATCTTAGATATTTAGATACCAATGCTCTACCATTATACCAATCATTGAATTGAGTATTATCTAATAAGAAACTTGATTCTTGTACCAAATCTTCTATTCCAGTAGTATCTACAGATTCGACAACTAAAAGGTTTTCTTTTACTGTAGAATCATACGGAACATAGTATTTGTAGAATTTATTAGTCTCAGATACATTTACATTCATCTTAAATTGCTTTATCTTCTTATTTATATTAGCAGCTAATATATGCATTTGCTTATCAGGACAAGAACCAAAATATTGAATAGCTTTCAATACGTGTTCTTTATCTGTAAGAGGATATTTCTTAACTTCAGGTAATCCATATTCACTCTCAGGTAGATTTCCTCTTTCTCTCATGGTTAATATGTGTTCAAATAGTGGAGTTTCCATTATATAATTCATTCCTTTCTTCTTTAATATTTTAAATAGCTATATATTATATGCTTGTACGATAATGTATTCGTACTTATATTAATTAAAGAAGTATAAAATTATTTATGTAAGGAGTATCAATATGATAAGAGGTAAAGACTATTTAGGCGAATTAGCCATATTCAGAAAGAGGTTGTCAAACGCATTACGAACATGGAAAGAAAATAATAGTCATGAGGAATTGCAACGTAGAATGAAATATGCTAAAATTAAAAAACGCACATTGGATGAATTCATTAATGGAAAGAAAATTCCTACAGTGCTGGAAATACTCGATATTAGTAAATATTTCGAATTACCACTGCCAGAATTAGTTGACGTTAGAACAGCATATGCAATAATATATGAAAGGATACTTATACCAAAGCGTGTATCAGATAATATCAGTAATTATATTATAAAAACAGCAATAACTTTTAGTGAACTTGCTGAAAGGACCGGCATACCTGAAAGAACTATACAACAAGCAGGTATACGAAGTCGAATGAGAATAAAAACTCTTATTGCGTGCAATGATAAAATTAGAGCACTGGATTCTTCATTAGAAAATATTCAAATTAGAGAATTGGAAGAGGTGTTTAGAGATGTGGATATAATATTGGAAGCTAAAGAATTATTGGAACCCGAAGTCATATATACAATCGATAGAGAATTTGGTGATGAAATAAAAGTATTGACTGGGAATCTTCCATTGGATAGTATTAATTATATGAAACCGATGGAAGTATTAAATTTATATCCAATTAAAGGAGAATCCACTAATAATAAAAATAGTTCCGTCGATTTGGCTAATTTAGATATAGATAATCCAAAAGATTTTGCGATTATAAAAGATAGAGTTGAAAAGATAAAGCAAAGTTGTGATAAAGACAATGTTGAAGATAATGTGGAACATGCTCCAAGTAAAAGATATTGTGAGAATAAAGTATCGACTGATACACAACGTAAATTACAAGAGAAATGCGTTGCAAAGGATTATATTACTGCGAGGAAATCTAATAATACAAATGATTTAGATGAATATGAAATAGGTTTCAGAGATGGATACTTTAAAGCATTAAGAGATAATGGGCTATTGCCAGAAAGGGTGAAATAATTAATGGGATATCATAAATTAACTTCATCATTACTGAACGATAAAATCGCACATGATATAGCTGAAGTACGAGAAAGACTTAGTGTTATCTTACCAGAAAGATTGCTACTTTTAGCTGCATCTAAAAATTGTAGTATCTATAGATTGTCTAAGATGATGGATATCAATAAAGAAACTATGAAGAATTATGTGTGTAGAAATTCTCAATTTAAAATTCCACGAATAGAGAATTTTGTTAAGATAAATAGATTCCTGAAAGAGGCATCTCTCGAACCAATATATAACGATTTCTCTTCATATGAATTAGCTTTGATGAATCTTCTAACAGATGAAGAGAAGCAGGAAATGATAGAAGAAATTATAGGGCTTATGTATCTTACAGATTATGATGTTTTTAAAGTATCAGGAGAACTTGGTATACATCCCAAAGTACTTCAAAGGATGATTCGTAATAAGATTAGAAATAATAAGCCTAATATACATTCATATACGGTATACTACTTATTACATTGCCTACGAGAAAAACCTTTCTGTGAATTTGCTGAAGACTTGAGAACTAATGGATATAAGAAATTCTTTTTAGGATATTAATCAGTATATTACAAATGATTAAATATAAATTTATATAACTCATGAAAGGATAAAGTTGATATGAAGATAATGATAAGTGATTTAGAATACCTATTAGGTAGAAGAGAGTTAGAGGAATTTAAACCAGATAATGGTTTACAATCTTTCTATAAGAGAACTATACTGGGACCGCCATATAGTGGTGCTATAGAAACTTTCAATATAGTAACTAATTCATTGAGAGGTTATACATCAAGATTGTCTATAGGTAATCTTGAATCAGGGGCAGTAGAAATAAAAATGATAAATGAAGTATTCCTACCAACAGGAGCACTTCATAATGTAGATGTATTTACCTTTACAGGAATGATAAGAGATATTAATATGGCTCAAGAAGTATTTGACAAGATGGGCTTGAAGAATATCATAGAGAAAGGTTATGCTGACCAAGAAGATATTGATAGATGCATAGCATATTGTAAGAATAGGTAATGTAATAGGAGATAAGATATAATTATATCTTATCTCCATATTTATTTTTTTTTTATTCTATATCTTTTGACCTGTAGTAGTGAATGACTTCTTATTATTAACGATACCGTCAAATGAGTTGTCAGATTCAATCCAGTTTTCAATTTCAGATTTAGGGAATAAGCCATCGTTGTTAATTTGATCCAAAGTATATCCAGAGTGGAATTTCAAGTAAGATTTCATTACTTGATACTTCTTCAATAATGCTTTAGCAACTTGGTTTATTTGTGGTGATTCATATTTAGTAGCAGTGAACTCTAAGTCAACTTGTACCAATGGATGTTGCCCACTATCATAGTTGAAGTGGTCAGCCTTAGAAGCCTTTGGCATCATGTTAGTAAATAGAGCAGCATACTCAATATTATCAGTAAGACCAGTTGGGTCAGTTTGTACATAGATAGCTTCAGCAGTGTGATATTGTTGAGCATATCTGAATGGTTCTGATACACCAAAGTTTTTACATAATTCAGGGTCTACCAATCCATGGTAAGTTCCAAATCCTGTATATTGGTCAGCCATACCTGTAATCCACATATTAGTGTATTCTCTTACAGGCGAACCAGCAAATTCATAAAGTTTTATAGTAATACTGTTAGTATCATCTTTAGCTACTATAGGAACTTCAAATGATCTACCAGCATATCCACCAGTTATTGGATCATAATCCATTTGCAAGTTTTGTATACCATCTATACCAACGAATCCATACTCAAGTAAATGTCTGAATTGCTTAGTAGCTTCAGGCAATAATACTTTCATGAATGCAGGCATTTGTACGAAGAATATTCTTGCATAACCAGTTTTCAAAGGGTCATATTGAGCTAACGCTCTATGAGTAACATTGAGTCCACCAAGGAATAGCGAATACTTATGCATATCCGCACCATTATAGCGTTTAATGTTACTTTGTAGAGTTAGTCTACCTTGATCTGCCATAATCTATTTCTCCTTTCTATTAGACTCTCTTGTTAATATCTATTTCAATGATTTGACGTTTGTTAATAGTCTTGAATATTACCCATAGGTAGCAGTGAAGTATACTTCTTTCTTCTTCCCATTTATTCATAGCGAAACTAACGTCAGCATCTCTAACCATACCATTTGCTTTATATGGAGCTATCATTCTTTGAGCTTCTTCAGTGAATTGGATCAAGTCTTCAGCTTCAGCAAATTTATATGTCTTAGCAGATACTAATCTTTCTATATTACGTTTGATATCAAGAGTTACCAACATATTAGATTCTTCTGATAAGTCAGACCATATAATTTGAGAAGTACCTTGTGCCCCTCTTATTATAACGTTTTCTTCTATATATTGATAATAATTGCATCTTCTTGTATAGATAGCTTCAATAGTATCTTTATCATCAGGGTCAATGACAGGTAAGAATGAATTTCTTAGATATCCTGTAACTCTTGCATAGTTTTCTCCATAGAATGGTATGTGTTTACCATTTCTCTTGAAGTGTATTGGTAATCGCCCTGCCAAGAACCAAGTAGTTGTAAGAGGTATTCTCTTACCAGTGTAAGTATCTCTAACTTCACCGTGATTTATTTCTTTAGAGAATAGTCTATCTCCTGTATTATACATTTGAGTTGCCCATTCTATAGCTTCTTGTGTAGTCTTTAATAGACCAGCATCAAGATAACCAAATGCATCTCCTCTTGTTATTATCAACTTGATAAGAGCATTCTTAACATCTTTACTGTAACAAGCATCAAGTATGATATCAACTGGTAGCAAAGTCTTAGATAGAACTTTTCTTATGTGTCTATTACCATCTACTTTACCAGACATGTATTTTACATATAGGTCATCTATCTTCTTTGCACGGTCTAACATCTTAGCTGAATCATCTGATACTTCCAATGCACCATCAGCTCCACCTGATAGACTAATACCTTCGATTTTACCTAATACAATAGCATCTAATTCTGTTTTAGCATCATAATCAGGAGCTATTATCTTAACACCTTTAAGTGTATCAAATGGATCATTTTCAGTAGATACATTCAAGAAGTTAAATACGTCAAATGTTTCCAATGTAGGTCTGTAAGGTTTATCTGCAAGCATTTCATATGAAGGTGCTACCTTAGTGTCGTATACTTCGAACAAACGTTTTACGTTGTTTTCATGTATTTGAACCTTAACTATCTTACTTCCAGTTATATCATCGTTTATTATATCTTCAGCATAAAGAGAGTTATCTCCTTCATGAGCATCATAATAAGATGAACCAACGTGGATTTCTTTCTTTAGTAGAGTTCTTTCCATCTTTAGTACTTCAAGTCTAAAGAATGAATATGGATACTCTCTATCTTCTTCTGGAGAACCAACTATTCTAATTCTATAGTTATCTCCATACTTACCCTTACCAGCAACTCTTACAGCCATGATAGGTAGATAATATTCTCCTTCAGGTATAGTTTGTCCCGGTAAAGAATCTTTGTAAGTCTTTTCCAAGGCTTCCATTTCTTTTTGAAGTTCTCCGCCATCTCTAAAATCAGTTAGAGCTTTAGCGATGTATTTCACGTCCATTTGTTTGAATTTCTCAGGACCAAGTTCTGGTTTAAGAGCATCATACTTAGGATTATTAACTTCAGTTATTTTAACTTTTGCTATCAACACTACGTTTGAGTAAGAAGCATCTTCTGGCATAACTCTCACTATATATGCTCTACCTTCTTGAGATTTCAAGAATTGATAAGCATTGTATAGTGGTTGACCATAATATTTATAATTTGGTACACCAAATTCAGCTCTTGCCGCAGGCTCATTATCAAAAGTCAATGGTATTCCATCTCTTCCTTCAGGCGATGTTACAAAGAACAATGACCTTATCGGAGTTTCCGGAGTAGCCGTTTCCTCTTGGAATTGAGTGTTATCATTTATATACGTCTCAAAATGCGGGTGCAAATGAGTCGGTACAATCTGATATGGTTTTGGCATAAAAGAATCCTCCTTCTTTCGTTATTTAAAATATTTAAATTTATTTTATATCAATGTTTTGAAGCCCCTACGGAGCTTGCCTATTAGAATGTTATTTTTACTTACATATAGAAACATTAAAATCGTATTATTGGATATTGTATTTATATATAATAAAGATGTATCATAATATCTATTAATTACAAAAAAAGGAGAAATAAAATGGAAAAGATAAGAATAGAAATGTTAAAAATGACAGGTTGTGAAATACATGAGAATGTATTCAATAACCTTTATATAGGTCTACAGGATCTAAAAACTATCAATGATAATTCTACCAAGTTCTACCTTGGTGATGGAGTAGACATGTATAAAAATAATAGTAATAATGTTATTATAGATGATAATAGTGATATTATTACTATATCGGAAAGAGGAAATACATCTTCTTATGGGATTAGAGTTGACTCTATAAATAAGAGTTTTATTTTAACAAAAGAGAAGTTACTTATCAAGACTGCCGATGGTAAGATTCTTGATAACGTAATGCATTTTGATGATTTGGTTGTATTATACAAATTATCAAAAGATATCAAAGATTCAGCAAGTGTAATTGCTAATCTTTATTAACATCGGTAGTACGACTCCTATATGAAATGTGGGATAGAGTATATAATATACTCTATCCGAATAATTATTATTTTTTTTTTATAAATTGATATATGTATTAAATATATATCATATAGGTGTATCAAGAATATCTTATATTTATAAAGGAGAATGAACATGAAAAAATGCTTAGTGACATATGCTCGGTATATGACTGAGAAATTAAAGAAAGAAAAAATTGAATTGGATAGTTTAATTGGTGAAATTGATATAGTTACAGATTTCAATTTACTATTTGAGAAACTATCTGAATCATATAACTATATAACAAGTAATATTAGTAATCTTACAGAGGAATCATCTTCTGAAGATTTTGAAAAGTTCTATAGTGAATTAATGACCTTAGATATGGAAATAACTAAGGTGTATGACTTATTTGAAGATGTATTAGAATAGGAAGGAGAAATTAGAATGGAAAGAAAGAATTTGAGTGAAGTTGTAAGAAGTTTAATGATGAAAGTTATCGCTGATAATCCACCATTGAGTATTAGAGAGTATTTATTATTTAGAAATTATGCCAATAAGCTCATACTTAATAAGTCCAATAAATCATTTATTGAATTCAAGATGAATGGTTTGGATTTAGTAATTAGTGATAAAAGTCATAAGACAGCTATAGATATCTACTATGCTGAAGATGATACTATAGGCAATCATAGTACTTATCTTCAACCTATATTGAGTGAACTTGAAGATATACTTAATGAATTCGATATAATATCATAATAATTCAAGATAAGATATTAATTAATATCTTATCTTTTTTTACATATTTAACGGATAATAGAAAAATCGTATTTTTAGATATTTCAATTATATGTAATAAAGGTGTATCAATATATCTATTTATTAAATTTAATTAGCCCTCTATTGGGGCGAGGAGGAAAACTATGAAACATCTAAATTTACATAGCATTTTTATGAATGCTATACTAAACTATAATGGAGAAAGAGTTCAATTGAATAAGAGCTCTTACTTCGTTAATAGTAGGGGCCAAATAGTATTAACGACTGTTGGTGAAGAAAAGAAAACTTTCTTCATCACAGTTGATAAGGGTATCATAACTGTCGATTTTGACAGTTATCGTCAAGGTAAGAGTTTATTAACGACTCTTAACCATAATGAGGAAATCACTGAGGTGAAACTTGGTGATGAAATCATCAGTGATAATAAAGGAGTATCTATTGCTCGTGGTTATGTAGCCGCAGTAGCAGTGGAGCTTCTTGCAGCATAAAGAATATTGGATAAGATATTAATTAATATCTTATCCTTTATTTTTTTACATTTTTATTATCTTCTCTGATGGAGCTTCTGGAGTCTTCTTACCATAAGCAGTAGTATTAATACCAGATATAATCATACTATCCATATCTTCAAATGATACTGAAGATGATACACTGCTTCTTGATACTATTTCTCTATTAGAAGCTATCTTATATCCATATTGACTTCCCTTAGGATTATTGGCTAAGAATATACCAAATTCTTCTTCCGGTTTAGCAGGATTTCTACAAGCAGCTGCCACTATAAGTTCTTTAGTAATATGAGGAACTCCAAGATTCCTATCATTATCTATTAGGTTTCTATCAAAGAGTTCTATTAAGTCTTCATATCTTACATAGTTAATTATCTTAGCCCCTACAAAATAATCCAATAATCTATCTATATTCTCAAGACCAGCTACTATAGTAGAAGGCATTATTCTTTCACCTTTATTGAAAGTAATAAACTTATAATCCATAGGTTTATCATCTTTAAAGAAATTATAATTATTCTTAGTTTCCATAAAGGTATTTTGTAATTCTATCATATATGGAAAATTAAATACCTTGGCTTCCATTACTCTATCATTTAAATCACATAATTCAACAGGTAATACACCAAATACTCTTACTATATTATCTTTAACTTCACACATCGAAGTATCTATATACTTACTCGGTATATATACTTTTAATTTAGGACCAGTGAATGTAAAATAGAAATCTTTATCTTCTATATAATTCTCTATCATATATTAATAACACTTCCTTTCTTCTTAATTATACAAGTGTATTTAAGAGATAAGTAATATGTTATTACTTATCTCTTTTCTTTTCAAGTTTCTTTATTTTCTTTTCTAACTTATTTACTTTATCCTCTAATTCTTCTAATCTTTCTAATATATATTCTATATCAGATTTATCTTCTTGAGTAGATATAGTAAATTCTATATTCTTTTTCATAGTTTATACTTCCTTTCTTATAAATTATGTAGAGTAGTATCAATTAATATTGATACTACTCTGATAAAAATGAAATAAGGAAAATTTAATGAATATTGTTAAAAACAATTAATCCATAAAAACCTCAAGAAATATAGTAACTTGAGGTATGTAAAAAGCCTTTCACAGTATTTTCATATATTTCGATTATATATTATATAGATGTGGGGTAGTGTCAATATCTCACAATCTTACTATGAAAGGAGGTGTCGCTAATGAAAGCGATATTTGATTATCCATTCATTAAAACTGTTCGAGTTGGATTTAGTAATCCGATAACATCAGTTATGAATGCGGGTGATGTAAATAAATACATCAAACGAATGTCTCCATTTGGAGATAAAATGGTTATGAAGAATCTTAGAGTATTAAACTAAGATTTGGATAACTTAAAGAGAGTGCTAACACCACTCTCTCTTTTTTTTTGTTGTTTCTTTCATAGTATTTTCATATATTTCAATTATATATTATATGGATATGAAGTAGTAACGATACTTCATAATCTTACTATGAAAGGAGGTGTTCTTAATGAGTGATTCATTAAGAGGTTTATTTAAACCTTTCAGTGGCTATCCACAAAAGATAGTCACTGAAACAATGAAGCCGGGAACTCGTTATTACGATGCGTTCCAAGGCGACGCTAATAAGTTTGATAACTTTGCCAAATTATGGCACGGATATTTGAACTTTGACGATTACGTTATACGAAAGTAATTAGCGTTTAATTGTTTAAAGAGAGTACTAACACCACTCTCTCTTTTTTTTTTTAATTATTTTACCAAACTTCATTATTACATTCTTGTGTACTTGCTAATTGTTTTTCAAGTATAACTACTTCTTCTTTAGGAAGATCTATGTCTTTCAATTGAACCAATTCTTTATATAAAGATAAGTCTTTCTTATCAAGAATTCTTTTTACTGATTCAATGAACTCTTTCTTTTCTCCAGCATCTATTCCACCTTGTCCTAAGCTTTCTTTAATTAGAAGAGCTATTCTAATTATATATAGCTTTATAGGAGATTTCTTAGATTTAGATAGATGCTCTAATTTATTAGCAGCATACCTCATCCACATAAATAGGAATATATTATTAACCTTATGATATTCCTTAGGTAGATTAATAATCTCTAAGTTACCAACTTTTTGTAGATTATCACCATTTATAGGTAAATTATGCTTTTTAGCTATATCAGTGAATCTTTTTAATATAGCCTTACCAGCAGATTCATCATAGTATATTTGAGCCATAATTTCATTAGGTTCATCAACACACCATTTTTCGAATTCCGTTAGCTTAGGGCCATCATCATAGTATCTTATATTCTCTTCCATTTTTTTTCTAAGAACTGGATCTGTTATAAGAGATAAATCTTCTTCCATCTTAGCTCTTAGTAAAGCACTCATAGTATTATACTCATCAGAGAGTATCTTATCCAATTCAGCTTGACTTTCTTCATTAGCTTTTTGAATGCCTTCCAGAGCGTCATCTACTTGTACTGAAGTTTCATCATTAAGTCTTAGTAATGATATAAGATCTTTTGTAAATTCAAAATCACCCTTCTCACCAAGTCTTATCTTAGAATCATTGAATACAAATTCTTTATCGAATTCTTCTTTACTCATCTTTTTTATTTGCTCTGAAGTGAACTTTTGACTAATCTTATCTATATGATTAGCAAGGTCTTCATCAGTTCCTTTAAGAAGTTCAGTTTTTATAACTTCTATATTTTCTTTTTGCTTCTCAATGTCTTTTAATTGGGTAGCATTATTAACAGCCTTTAATACCGTGCCCATATCATTATTTGCTTTATTCGACATATATGACCCCTTTATTTCTTATTTTTCTTATTTATTTTAGATTGTATATTTAATATGACTACATCTCTCATATAAGAGAATTCATCATTTAATTTACCGAGTAATGCATCAGCAAAGTTACCATACATAGTACCCTTACCCATCATTTCTAATAGAAGATTTCTATCATATGAATCTTCTTCAGTTGCTAATTTGATGAATTCAAATTCATCTATATCACCTCTAATTAAGAATTGGATAATTTCCGGTAAGTTATTAGAGATGCATTGCAAATCTTTATCTTTGACTTTCTTAGAGCTAACAAGATTTTCACTATCTTTATAGCCCTTAGCCAAAGTTTTCTTATTTTGTTTTATATACTGATATAAATATCGTTGTATATTTTCAAGATAATCTACTACGAATATATTATACATAGCTTCAGCTATTTCGAATAGATTTTCTCCAACGTAACTTTCAGTATCTACAGTAATATCATATTCATTAGATATTATCTCTATGACATCATTAGCTATGGATGTCTTAACTTCATTTAGAGTTCTTTCTCCACTATCGAAATTCTCTTCACCGGAATATTCTCTTCCTATCTCATCTACTTCATCCTTAAGGTGTTCGAGATAATTGATAGTTGATTGTGGAGTGAATAGTTGTTCCTTTATATTTAAAATTGTCAATTCTATTGGTAGATCTGAAAGCATATCATCAACTTCGGCATTTTCAGATGAACCAGTGTATATTATATCTGGCAATTTAAACCCTTCCTTTCTAAGTATTTATAGTTTATATTTAAATTACTTACCTGTAATATATACTATAAATAAATATTTTAGAAGAAGTCATCTGGATTATAATTTTTATTATAATTATCTTCATCTGGATAATAAATATCATCATCGTATGAATCTTCAGAGTTATATCTATATCCATCATAGGTATCCAGATTTCGTGTTTCAGATATACCTTTATTCATATCATTTAACGCTTCTCTCATAGCATGTAATTCTACTTGCCTTTGTCTTGATATAACTTCTTCATAATCTTTATGCATATCATGGAAATCATATCCCTCAGTTTCAAGTAATTCATATTCATCTTTCTCTTTAGCTTCTTCTATCTTTTCTTCAGATAAATCATCTATAGAAGCTTTAGATATACCAAACCTATGGAGATTCTTACCATAGTAATATACATACATTGCTATCAGATATGACATGATATTATCATCATGACCATCTCCAGCAGGGTCTGCTAATATCTTACCTCTACTATTTCTTATCAGTTTAAATATATCATCAACTAACATCTTACAACCAAATCTATCTCTATGGTCTAATATATGAGTTTCCAATATATTAAACATGATTTCTCTTGATGCTGCTCCAGTCCATACACCATAATCAGTATCATTTACATAATTAGATTTCTTATAGCCATCTTTATCCAATTTTCTTGAAGAACCAACTTTAAATGAATCTGATTTATCAAAGTACACTCTTGAAGCTATATCTGATTCTAATAGTAATTGTATTAATGCTATACCGGTATTATTACGTTCTATAGCAAGTATAGACTTAGGGAAATATCTAATTATAAGTTGTCTAAAGAATTCTTTCTGTTGTGGTAAACTTATATGAGGAGATCTAAATTCTGCTATAGGTTTACAAGTATGAGGATTTATTATAGTGGCAGCAGTAGCATCGGCATTAACCCCAGATGCAACGTCGACTCCTATTATATATCCTATATTTGGATTAATCTCTTCATATATGTCTAACTTAAATACTTTATTAATAAATATATTATCTATAGGTGGTTTTAACCTATTTTGTAAATCATCTAATAGTTGTGGTTCATAAGGAGACTTAGCATTACCACGCATTCTCTTAAGTAGTAACTCTCTCTTTATCTTAATAGCATCATTACCCAAGTCTCTTGACCTATCTAAGAACCATTTCTCATCTTTACCTAATTGCTGATATTGATATTCTATATATACTATACCATTATTAGAGTTTACTTCTACATATTCTCCTACACTCTTAAAGTCATCGTAAAATAGTTTTTCATCCCATTGGCAGCAACCATCTATAATCTTAAGTGCAGACATACCGGCAGGAGAGTCTACGTCACCCGGAGTTGAAGTAAATATTCTACAATGGGCCGAGTTATTTTCTTTTGCTCTTAATGATGTAGTAGTATATGCTGGTGCCATTGCTTTAACTATAGTATCTATATGATTACAGAAGTCAACTTCATCATAGAATAGTAATGAATATGATTTACCACGACCTATTCTATCAGCAGTATCTTGTGAAGTAGCTTTAGGTAAAGTCCATATAGTATTTTCATTAACTGGACATTTAAGAGACTTAACGTTATCAGTACCTTTATCGAGTTTAGCATCTCTACCTACAGCTATCTTATATTGAAGATATTCTGGTAAAGCATCTCTTTGTGCTTTTAAGTCTCTCAGGTTTATAGAAGCACCATTTTGCTCATAATGGCTAAATGCAAAATCTGCTTTATTAGTACCAAACTGTAATGCCCATAATATATCCGATAGAGTAGATTTAGTCTTCCCTATCTGTCTTGGTAATACCAGATAATGGGCTATATGATTATGGAAGCAATAGGATGCTGCCAAGTTACCTCTATTAAGTTCAAATGGTATAGGAGTACCACCTTGGTCTGGTATTCTTGCTATCTCTCTTTTAAAGTACCAAGGATTAATAATACATTCTATAGTAATTCTTTCTATTAATTCTGGAGTAAGTTTCTTATAATCGTATGGGTCCACTCCAACTAATTTTCTATCATATAATACCAAGAAGAACTTATTATTCTTAATACCTAATGTCTTTAAATCCTCAGCCACTTGTAGAAAAGATATATTAGATGTATTTATATCTATAATAGGTTTTTTTACCATTAAATTGGGATTAACCATATTATCATTTCCTTTTATAATGCTAATATAAGATATATAGGAATTGAATAACCCTATATATCTTATATAAAAACTCAATTATCCTTCATATCCAGCTGGATATTTTATATTAATACTATATCTATTAGAATCATCTATCTTCATAGTTAGTATCTTATGTCTCAAATCTTCTAATTGCTTTCTCATAAACTTAATTCTATCAGGTCTCATTCTAACCATAGTAGCTTTACCTTTAGCAATTAAGTCTTCAGAAGCTTCTATTTTATCCATCTCATCATAGATTAGATCCATAACGAATAGTCTATCATCATGGGTCTTTATTTTATCCATTTCCAAAGCAATATAGTCTATATCTTCTTGCTTAACTTCTTTTACTCTTCTATTATCAAATAAAGAAGTTAAGCCTTCTGTTACATATCTATCTGCTATCTCTTGGATAACTCTATCATGACCATGCATTCTATATAATGCTTCCGGATTAGATACATCATTAAAGTCCATATCAACTGGTATAATAGTTTTAAATATATCTCTCATATATAATAGAGGCATTTTAACCATTTCACCAGCTATAGCTAATGTAAGAGCTTTCTGTCTAACATTGACTCCATTAAGATTATTAATAATCCAATTATATAGTACATTGACTTCACTATCTAATTCACCAGCACTAAGATTAATTTTACTATTACCATAAGTCTTTATTATCTTAGTAATGAATGATTGTAGATATTGACCATAGCCATATTTAACTACAGTTTGGTCTGCTACTGATTCACTACCAAATACATCAGTTCTATATGACTTACAAGTAAATGCTATTCCTATAGGTATTAAGAATAGATTTCTAAATATAGACTTATTGTATCTAACAAGATTCTTAAATCTCTGATTCATCTCAGCTTTCTTTACTATATAAGTTCTATATATCCTATTAGCTATAGAATTCTTATCTATACTATGACCTACTTCATGTAGTAAAGCTGCTGTTAATTCATATTGGTCTGGTTTAAGATTCATATCAGTAAATAACTTACTATCTATTTCAATTATCCAATCAGAAGTCTTTAATAAATCCATAAGTTGATTTACTTTATAATTATTATTCTCAGCTATTCTCATAGCTATATCATTAATAACTTCTTTCTTAGGATATATTTGCATACCGAAGAATTCCATAGTATTATTTTCATTAATAATAATACTAAAGTCATTATTAAATATAGCTTTTAAAGAACGTGATATAGAATTAGTATATAGATTAGCATTCTTACCTTTTCTTACTATCATATTACTGAATGCTTCATCTATAGCTTTAAGCTTATCCATATACTTTCTATAATATTCAGTGGATTGAATCTTTTGCGGTACAGTATTTTCCATTTATAATCAATTCCATCCTTTCTTTATCTAAAATTAAAAAAGGTAATAGATACCATATGGTATCTATTACCCAAAGTTTATATATTTCAATTATTATCTGGCAGATATACCATAACCGTTGTTTTCCAACTTGATCTTTCCTTGTACGGCTTGTAGAGATGCAAATTTGTATCTTGATGTAGCCATGATGTTTGGTATATTTGGTGCCATTGGATTTCTGTAAGTGTTTTCTATATTCATAGAATACTTCCAGTTTCTGAATGTGAATACATTTTCACTCAAGGCATATGCAGTAAGCATGATACCGTCTTCTTTCTTTTCCTTCATTGAACTTACAACGTGGATTTGAGTTCCGTTGTTAGTAGTTATACCGAATTTATATCCTAATGATAATCCACCCATTTGTTTTTCACTGTTACTTGAGATTATCCAGTCGATATCCATAGTAACAAGATCTATACAAGATGGATGACCATGCATTACGAACATGATATCAGTTTCTTTAAGGATATTCTTTAGATCATTTATAAATCTTGTAACGTGGAATGGAAGTTCAGCTCCTACATATTCTGCTGTAGACTTGTAAGAGTTTGTAGCAGGTAGGCAATCGAATTTAGATTCCATTACGTATCTTGCATCATATCCAAGTGGGAATGATCTTGAGTCAACACCTTTCCAGTGTTCGAATGATTGTTTCAATTGGTCAAGAACGTCGTTATCTTCCAATTGAGTTATTACAGAAGACATTTCAGATACAACTTCTGCTACGTGGTCAGTACCAACAAGAGCTTTAGTATCTTTTATTCTTTCTATAGTAACACCAGTGTTAAGTCTAACGCCTTCTTCCATATTCCAGATGAATCCTTCTCTTTCCTTATCCACTGACATAGTTTCAGTGTTAAGTTGGTTAGATAGGTGTCCACCGAATTTTACTTTTTCTACTTTTCCACCAAGTGAATGTACTGATACAGTACCCATTTGCCAGTCAACTAAGAATACAAGTTCATCATGTACAGGAGTCTTAGCTGTATCTTCACCATAACCAGTTACTCTTGCATGAGCTATATGATCTTCATCAACTCTTGCTCTTATGTCAACTGGGAATTCTTTAACAACTGAACTTGCACCAGTAGAATCTTTTACAGATATCTTAACTGCTGATATGCATAGGTCATAAGAGAAAGAATCTCCTTTGTCTATTGCTCCACCAGCTTCACCAAGTAGGTTAAAGTTGAATAAAGGTTTTTCATAAAGCTTATCAGCTGCATCTGGATAGAATTTATCAGGCATAGCTTTTCCTCTTGCTGTCGCCTGAACTTTTTTCCAGTCATCGTTATAAAAGATTTCTGGATAATAATATTTCTTACCTTGTCTATCCTTTATGAACTTTCTTTCGAATTGTTTCTTCACTATAGGTTGTGGAGAAACTTCTGTCATAACTATATCTTTAGATACTGATTCAGCATAAGATTTAGTTAGTACCGGGAATGAAAGCCCTACAACTGGAGCCAATTGTGCTACAGAGTTTTCCATAAGGAGATCAGAAGCAGTATTTTCGAATAGTTGTTCCAATTTATCAGCATGAAGTTGATAATATCTGTCTTGTGGAAGACCATTTATATAGTTTTCCATAAGTTGTTGTTTGTACTGTTCCTTGAACACTCTGTTTTGAAGTATATTTGATATGTGATGTATTGGACTCATTGAAAAAGAAGCTTGTAAGCTCTCAAGTGTTTGAGTCAATCCATCATTATATCCTTTGTCACTATCAAGTGTAAAAGCACCGACAGTGGCAGTAGATTGAAAATCGTTTTGATATTTCATAGAAAATAACCTTCCTTTCATATTTTACTTATAAATATTTTTACTACTTTGTTTCCCTTTGTCGTTGCGAATTTTGTTAATTTTAGTAATCATTTCAACGTTTAGAGATAAAGCTTCCTTAAATAGGTTGTAATTGTATAAATTAGTTATATAGTTAGAACTATTAAAAGAATTAACCAAGTAATTGAATATCTGCTCAGATAATACTCCTAAATTAGTTCTTACTTGTCTTAATACTTTCAAGATAAGTAAGTCATCTACTGAACTATCTTCTATCTTTTGCATCATAGCTTTAATAGAAGTATATAATTCACTCATATCTTTAAATAGAGTTAGATTCCTTTTATTATCTTCAGGGCTACCTTGATTAGTTTCATCGGTATTATCAGTAGTAGAGTCATCAGTACTATCACTATCAGAGGTAGATTCAGTATCATCTGGAGCATCTACACCATAATCTGTTGGCTCATCTTCACCACCTTCATCGGTAGCATCAGCATCGACTTCATCATCTTCTCCAGAATCTTCTGTATTTTCATCATCAGTTGGTTCCTCTTCTTCTGTATCTTCAGGAGCATCTTCACCATAATCTGTGGGTTCTTCCTCAGCTGGTTCTTCATCTCCTTCTTCTTCTGATTCAGTATCTTCTGTTTCTTCTTCAGTATTATCCTCTTCAGTAGATTCTTCTTCATCATCTGGCATATCTTCACTATAGTCAGTTTCTTCATCTTCTATTTCAGCAGAATAATCTTCAGAAGTATCTTCATCCTCATCAGGTTTAGTAGCATCTATATTGATCTTCTTAGGTTTAGATGCTTCTCTTAATAGGAAAAGTTTATCAAACTTCATATAATATCACCTTCCTATTCTGGTCTTTCATCAGTGCCACGTGATTCTATACGGTTCTCTATACGAACTATTTCATTCTCCAATTTCTGTTTAGTTCTCATCAATTGATATTTTTCTTTCTTATTACCATCTGAACGTGCATCCTCTATCTTCTCTTCAACCATCTTAAGTTCCATCTTAAGGTCTTGAAGTATTTCTCTTCTAACTCTCATATCTACAGAAGCATCCCCCGCTACTTTAGATAGTACTGATATAGCTCCTAATACAGGATTAATAGCAAATGCTATGCCATGTCTTATGCCATCTTTCACAAGGTTAGTAAGTTTTACTTTATACCCACCTTTGAGAATCTCTTCTCTTTTTTCTTTATAAGGTGCATCGAGTATCTTTTGAACTGTAGAAGATACAAAATTATTTACATGATCAGCAGCTTTCTTAGAAGCTATAGCTCCATGTTCAAGAGCATCTCTTGTCTTTCTTGCTCCAGATACTACTTGTCTTGCTACTTTCTCTTTCATTCTACCTATCTTACCAGCTAATGAATTTCTACCAGTATCTTCATAGATAGATTGTATCTTATCAAGAGATTTCAATACAGGATAAATAGTTTCTTTAGTAACTTCATATTTATCTATAAGATTCTTACGATGACTTTGATATTCCAAGATGGCTCTTTCTAATATGATATCATCTTCTTCTATCATATCAACTAAATCATCTATAGCTTCTATAATATCTCTATCATCCACTTCTTCAGTATCTTCTTCTGAATCTAATAGCTCTTCACCATTTTCTTTCCAGATATTGTAAGAAGTCTTTTTCATATTAGCATCTATTATAATAGATTCTATAGTTTTCTTATATTCTTCAAGTTCATCAGTGATATTATCATCTTTATCATGTATTGAAGATTTAACTAAATCTATTAGACTATCCACTTTGTCTTCTAAATCATTATAAAGAGCTGGTTCATACTTATTAGAATGAATTATCTTATTATGATCAGCTTCAGCAGCATCAATGATACTATTAGCTAAATCTTGGTCTCCTTTAAAAGTAGTTTCTCTTAATACTTTAGTAAGTTTTCCTATAGATACATTAGATATCATTTTTCTTATACCATTATCTCTATCTTCATTAGTATATGCTGGAGTAGAGAAAGTTTCTTTAACAGGTTCTTGATAAGCTTCTGCCAATTTACGAACCTTATTATCTACAGTTTCTATAGTATCCAATCTTTCCATAAGAGTATTCTCATCAATTCCTTCTGAGAATAATGCATCTACAGTAGATTCTACATAAGATTTAACTGCACTATTAAGACTTTCATCATCTGTAGGAATAAAAGATTCCATTATATAAGAAACCATATTCTCATTAGTTAATACCGGTTTATATGATTCCTGTACAAGATTAATAGTCTTATCAATATACTCCATAGTAGATACTTGATTATTATCAAGACATAATTGCTTATAATCTTGAATAGATTCATATAGTCTATCTATAGTAGTATAGTCTTTGTCAATAAATAATTCTTCGAATAATGCATCTACTATATCCCAAGCTGCTTTAGTTGGTACAGTATATAGACATTCAAAGCTATTTACTAACTCATGCTTATCTTTATTTCTCAGATAGTCGCAGTACTTAATAGCATTTACCGGAGTATAGTTCTCCATTAAACGTTTATAGTTTTTCTCTATATTATTAAGTCTCTTATTTTCTATATCTGAATATTTTAAGTTATCCATATAAGACATAAAAATATTACTCCTTTCTTATTTATTTTAAGGTTTACTTAATCGAATGTTAAAAACGTAGAATATGACAGTATAAGTAAACTTCAGTAATCTGGCTAAAAAACATTAGGGTAAATACAAATCAGAATATAATAGAAAGGAGTAATATATTTACATGAGATATAATGATAAACAAGAAGTCAATGTATTTATGATTATGGAAGACATGGAAGTTCCATCTAAAGCTCCAGAGATAAAAAATGTAGTTAACGATGGAAATCTTTTCTTTGTTGAATTCTATACCGTATTACAAGACTTCTTAAGAGTCAATAGAAATAGAAGATTATATCCGGGTAAGTTAATGATACCTGCTTTCCAAGCAGAGCATATCCAAGAACTACTTAGGAATCAATCTTTATTCTGTGAAGCAGGTCACCCTGATACAGATGAAATCAAGAGATGTCTTACTATAGATCCTAAAAATATATGTGCTTGTATATTAAATATGGATACAGATGAAAGATATAATAAAGGTACTGTTAGAACTATAGATGACGGAGGTGGAGTTGGTACTAAGATGACTAAACTCATCTTACAAGGAACTACTCCAGCATTCAGTTTAAGAGCTCTAAGTAAACTCAAAGCGAGAAGTGATGGTTCATCTGAAATTACTAATATACCACATATAGTAACTTACGACTGGGTGATATTACCTTCTCATAAAGAAGCTTATATGGATAGAACTAAAGAAGTTAAGATTATTAATAAGAATCCTTATACTGGAAAGAATAACACTGCTGTTATGGTTAAACCTATAACAGAATCTAATTTACAAGATATAGAGTTATTCGTTAAGGAAGAATCTAATGCAATAAGAATAGCTTCTAATGCTCTTAATGTATGCAAAGAAGGATTAATAGTAACTGATGATTATAAGTATGCTATAATCAAAGAAGGAAATAAAACTTTCCATGTTCCTATAGAGCAAGTTATTACAAGAGAAATAACTAACTATATGGCTAATCTATAATTATTATGAGATAATCTATATAATTAGATTATCTCATTTTTAAATACAAAAAAAAAGAAAGGATAAAATAAACTATGTTAAATCTTACCGAATGTATTACCAGTATTAAAATGGACTTAGGAATATATGGTATGGTACTCCCATTCGATAATCAAGATGAAGCATTAACTGATGTAATTAAGTATAAGACTTTACCAATATATAGTACTTATGCTCCATATAGAATAGTAGCTAAATTCAAATATGATGAGATGAAACAGTTAGAAGTATTTAGAGATTATATTACTTACCAAATACCAACAGATAGATTTGGTGAAAGAAAGATAATTAGTATAGATCATGTATATCCAGATACTACTTACCAAAGTAATACTTATCTTCCGGGTGCTTCAAGCTACTCTATGTGTGATTACAAGAATATGATGCTTAATAGTATGGATAGTCAATTAGTACATTATGTATCACCTAAGTTTTCTTTTGAATATATAGAACCTAATAAGATTAAGTTATATAATATGGGTATACTAACTAATGGTATAGCTATGGAAGTAGGATTATCACACGATATAACTCTCAATACTATTAATGAAGGTCATAGAGAATCATTTATGGAATTAGCATTGGTAGATGTAAAGCGATTCTTATATAATTCATTGAGGAACTATGATGAAATTCAAACTGCATATGGTAGTATTAAACTACGTACAGATGAATGGTCTGGTGCAGAGAGTGAAAGAAAAGACTTACTTGAAAGATGGAAATCTATACATCATCTTGAAGGAGATACTTTATATTTCATTTAATACAAAAAAAAGATAAGCTGTATAATTATATAGCTTATCTTAATTAAATTTACTTTAATTCTTCTTCTACTTTATGAAGAATATCTTCAATTACTTTACGGACAAAATCCATTGGTTTGTCACCAAACTCTTCTTTAAGCTTAGGACATTCTTTGAATATACCTCGTATAGTCTCTTCATCTATATAGAATCTTATTACATTCTCCAATACTGTTAAACAAGTTTCAATTGGAGAATTTGTAATAGACGCTGCCATTATATCAATATAAGATACACTAATGATTTTATGCATAGCAGCAATATTCATATAGTTGCGTAAATGAATATCTTGTAAACCATACTTCTCTTTATATATAGCTTCCAAATCGCTTGTATCATTTTGGAATTCTATCCATTCTTTTAACTTAGTTTCATAAGTGCCGTTCAATAGACGTTGCACGTGTTCTTCTTCAACTTCAGATATTATAAATTTTGTTACTCTATCCATAATCGAGATAGCTCCTTCAGCACCATCAATCATCGCATCAATCACAGTATAGCATTTTTCCGTTAGTTTATATAGGTAATGATTAGTATCGAATTTAGTATTAACATCACCAATAGAACCTTCGAGCAATCTTTGATATATAAAATCATTCCATATATCTTCTTTATTCTCCGCCATAATTGTCAGTAATGATCCAAAATTACTTGAATCAATTTCTAACTCTTCTCTGATAAACTTCTCATATTTTTCAAAAGAAGCAACTGAAGTATCTATATCTGTAAATTTCTTAACTAATGATTTACAGAATTCAAATCCTGCTTTCGGTAGTAGTTGTTTTGCAGATTCCGGATATTTCTCTCTCATAATATCCATAAGTTTAATTATCGCTGTAGAAGCAGTAGGATATGCTACTCCCAATGGATTATCATTTAAATTCTGAGTCGACTGCATGAGTTTTATTAACTCTATACCCATATTTGTAAATAGCTGAGACAGGCTCATTGATTTGTCAACAGCATCTGTGCTTAACTCACTTTTACTGAATATATCTTTCAGTATATCTTCTGACATACCGCCATGTACAAACTCATGTACTCTAATCATATTACTTATCATCTTAACATCATTCATTATTTTAACAAAGAATATATTCTTCAAATAACTATCTGATATATTAGTTGGTTGAATATCATTTTCATACATAAGGACATTATAAATTTCATTATAATTAACAAGATATTTATCTCTATTAGCATCATACTTAATAGCAAATACAAATGAGCTATCTACATGATTTTCCATATACACTAATGCTAATTTTTCTACTTCTTTATAGAATATAACTACATCAGGTAATCCTTGACCATATGGACATTTCAATGTAAATGACTCGGCATCTAACGATTTAAGACCATTCGAATAGTTATCTTCTCCAGTCATTTTCTCAAGTTTTTCTTTATTATCACTAAGCCATTTAATATCTTCAAATAATCCTTTTGCACCATACACTACACCTTCATCATCTGATGGTAAGAAGAATGATGTTATACCAGCGAATACATTTCCTTCATCTACATCACAATGATAGTATAATGCATCTTTACAGAATGATTTGAATTCTGTATCAGTGTCATATATTCCATGAACTTTCATAAACTCGGTCACAAATACAGAATACATCATAGATTGAGAGAATATACCATAGTCTATTGGTATATAGGTATCCTCTCCATCCAACATATATGCTTTTACAAATCTCTTATCTTTAGTACTAAATGATATTCTAAGATTAGAGCCTTTATATACATTGAATACTATATATCTACGTTCACCATTATTGGCATAATCTACAGTAAGATTATATTCTTTAGCCAATTTAAAGTTCAATTTTCTAAATGCCTCTTTATCCGATTCTATTTTATCCATTAGATAATCATAAGATACAGCTAATGGTATCATCAAATTTGTAGATTGGATAAAAGTTACGGGGTCTTTCAATAATTCAAAATTCATGTTACTTACTCCTTTATAAATTTAAATTAAATATATTATTTTGATACATCTTTATTATATATAAGCAAAATAAATATCCAATAATACCTTAATTAAGGTATTATTGGATTCATGATTAATATTGTAATTTAAATTTTCTTACGAAGTTATTAAAAAGATTCTTATCATTCAAGAATACTAATAGTTGAATTCTTTCACTAATTAGATAGGCATGTATATTGCTCATCCATTGAGTAACTAATGAAGTATATTGATCTCTCTTTATATTAAGCTTAGTATAATCTATAAAAGGTATTATTATATCTTTTATAATTTGCTCAACTAAAGTAAATCTTACACTATCATTATACTTATTACCAAACTTAACTTCAAAAGCTGTCTTTATATTCTTCCAATCTAATAGATAGACAAATTCTTTTATTCTATCATCATTAAATAGATTACTGAATATAGGTATTCTGAATTCTTCATTTAATAATTCATATGATTCTTTATTAACACTACGTTCTAAATCATTAACTGCTTTGATTAGAGTTTTCTCTTTAAATGTAGGAATAGTAAATCTCTTTAGGAAATGAATATCTTGTAATCCACTTAACTCACCCGGAGAAAGATTCATATTATTTTGACCATTTATTAGGAATGCTACAAACTCAGAGCAGAAGAATGAAGTCTTTCTTTTTATATCTGAATAATCACCAGTTCTCTTAGTCTTTAAGAAGAACCAATCTATTAGACCTAAAGTATTATATCTATATTTAACTGGTCCAGCAGCTTTCATCTTCTCTATAGTAGTATAAATATCTTTATACTTTTCATTATCTACCATTATAGCAAATACATCAAAGAATATATTATTTACATAAGTTGGACTATATATAGATTCTCTAACAAATCCATTACCAGTAGCTAATAAACCACTATTAACATAAGGTATATTAGAGAAAGAATACATATTATTCATTGTAGTATCTAATGATATAGCAGCATGACTATAAGGGAAACCAGTTATAGATTTTATTTGGTCTGAACTACCAGCATTATTATTGAATAATATTACATAAACAGGTTTCTTACTGGTGGGTAACCCCATTTCTGAAAGATAATTATAAGACTCCTTAGTACCTTGCTCTTTACTTTCTTTATCATGATTGACTTCTACCCCACCATTATTTGAAGGAGTATCATTACTATTCGACGGTTTTTCACTATCGTTTTTATCATTATTTTTTTTAGTATTTTTTTCAGCAAGTTCTTCCAATTCATCATACGCCATAGTCAATGTTCTGAAAGCTGATGAATAAACTGCACTTTGAGTATTTTGATTGAAATTATCGTCTTTATACTTTTCACGCAGTTCCTTCAATTTTTTCATAAACATTTTAAACCCATGATCATGAAATTTAACATCTTCGTCACTGAAATCTAATTTATCTTTGATGTTTTCATATTTTTTCTCATAATCAGATATGGCTTTATCTATTCCAATTTCTCGATGATGTCTATTAAGCACACCTTTACCCGGATTCTTTTGATTATTGTATACCGCAGTACTTGAATTAGCAGCCTTGGTAGCTTTGTAAGAAAATTTTTCTTCATCGTCACCAACTTTAAATGTTATAGCATCTGGTGGATTCAGATTTAATTCTCGAGCAATTGCTTCTCTTACTTTCACTGGATATAGAGTAAAAGTAGATTTATCATCTCCTAATTTTGGATCTATATATTTCTCAGGTACTTTGAATCTTGTTCCATCATTACCGATTATCCCTATCGTTGTCACAGATGTTAATCGTTCTTTTGTATCTAAATCAATAATTGCAGTAACTTTTGATTTAGATGAGAAGTCATTAGATCCCTTCTTATTTATATCCTTTATTATTTGCTTATCTATTTCAGCATTTCTTCTCCATTGTCCAGTGTGATCTCCGACTTGGACTACCTCTGTAGGGTCTAAGCCAAAAACAATTCTAATCATATGTCCATTTTTAACATTTACTGCCATTCTAAATGATGACTTTAATTTACTATGACTTGCTTCTGTTAAATAATTATTGAATAATAATCCACTATAAAGGGTATTCTCATATAAATCATATTCGCTATTAAAATCGTAAATGAGTGATTCTTTAGTACCTTGATTATTATTTTCATCACCAATTTTAACTTTAGGAAGTTTAGCAGCGATACCTCTCATAATCATCATAAATCTTGTATATTTTTCTTCTTCTATGGTCAATACTGCTGCAAATCCAGATTGTAATCTTTTTAGAGCAGCATTTCTTGCACTAAGAGTCTTGGCATCTAAAGATTTATAATCTACACTTGAACCAGTAAGTTCTTTAGAAGACATAGATTTATTATCTTGGTTTACTTGAACTCCACCATTCTTAGGTTCATTATTATTATTTCCACTATTATTAGAAGTATTATTATTTGAATTATTATCTTGCCCTTCTTCAAATAATATTTGAATAGATTCCATTAAAAATGCTTCTTTTTGAGCAGCGGCATTATTTTGATTATTACTATTAACCGCATCATCAAGATTCTTTAATTCTCTTTCTATAAGAGATATTTCATTATCTACTTTCTTCTTAGAAGCATTTATATTATTGACATTCTCAGAATATGCCATACAATAATCATACATCTGAGCAACTATAGCTTTAGCTTCCCCACCAGTAAGTTTAACTATATTATTACTATCTGATGTATCTATCTTAGGGTCATTGACTCTTAGGAAGTTGCTAACACCTTTATTAAGATCACCATCTTTATCAGAATACTTTTTAGCGAAGTTTGAATTATTATCAAACTCTTCACGAGCTATACTAATTCTATTCTGTAATTTATCTATAGTTTCTCTAATGGAATCCATCATTCTATTAGCTATACTCTTTCTTTCCTTATTAACTGCTATAGCTTCATTAATAAGTCTATGAGTATCTTTAGTTAAGTCATCAATGAATATCTTATAATTACCGAAAGAATTCCAATATGCTATTAAAGTAATAGTTATATTATTAAAATCAGCTTCTTTTATTTGCTTCTCATATCTCTTAAGCCAGTCGCTATTCTTTAAAGACAATTCTTTCACTTTACCAGTAAACTTTTCCCATATACGTTTAAAAAAGTCAATTATTTTAGTTAATAAGCTTTCAGATGAATTTGCTTGATTATTTTGTGGTTTATCACCATCTGCTTCTCTCAACATTTGCAATTGACCTTTTATATTCTCCCTATTAATGAATACTTCATATTCTAATAGTAATTCACAATAGTCAGTGGCTTCATATATTATTTCTTCCATAGGATTAATAGTTATCATTACTTGTCACCTTCTTCTTTATCTTTACTTGGTTTAGAACTAACAATAGCTTTCTTACCTATTTCTTTATACTTAGTTAATATTTCTTTTATAACATTAACTTTTTCAGTTAATACCATAGTAGTAATATCACTATATTCTTTAGTGAGATGATAGTGCATATTATATATCTTCTCTATAGATTTCTTATTTTCACTACCACCTAATTGAGTTTCTTCTTTATCTCTTGAAAATTTATTATTCTCATCTACATCTATTCTGTGGCCAGCATATTTAGTAGCTCCATTAGCAACAGCATATTTCTTAGCCGAATTCTTAAAGAATTCTTTCATCTTATCCATAGTGTCTATAAGAGTTATCTGGTCTTTCTTGGCTTTAGTTAATAGATTCTTTATATTAGAATAATCCGATAATATTTTCTTAGCTAAATCATTAGTAAGTTTAATTGTAGGAGCACTATCAGTACCACCTCTAAATGCTTCATGTATCTTAGTCTTTAAATCATGACCATCTATTCTACCACCCAATCCACTAATCTTACCTCTCATATCAGCAATATTACTATCAGAAGATTTATCTTGATATTCTTCAGTTAAATCTAATAGTTTTACATCTGATATAGAAGATATCTTACTATTGAAAGACATTACTAAATCATTAATGAAAGATGTATTAGGAGCTTTCTCTATAAGGTCAAATTTATAGTCAAATAATTCTACTTCTGTATCTCCTTTTACATCTATTTCATTAGCATACTTCTTAAAGAATTCATCTGTAGAAGTAAATAAGGATGTTATAAACTTAAATATACCTTTGAAAGCATTTACTATAAAATCTCTTACTTTCTGAGCCCACCTTGCAATAGTATCACATATATCACTAAATGACTCTTGTATTATTTCACTACTATAAAGATTATTCTCTTTAATATAATCATATGCCAAGAATTCTCTCATAATAGTCATATAGTCATTATCTATCTCTATTTGAGTATTATAATAAGTTTCTTTACTCATTATATCATCACCTATAGAAGATACATAAGATACTTTCTTAATAGGAGTAGTTTTATTATTGAATAAAATCAATTTAATTTCACTTCCTTTTCTGTAATAAAAAATCCACTAAGATATGACTATACCTTAGTGGATTTAAAAAAAATATTCTATAATATATTTAAAAGCAGCTTAGCTTAGATTATATAGAGAAAGTATCGAACATGTTTCCATTAGATTCATATCCGAAGTCTGCACTATTCTTTTCTACTTTTGGATTATGATACATGAAAGATTTCAATACAGATACTGATTCTCTTTGCATTTCAATAGCTACATCTATTTTTGCTTTTCTGCAAGCAAGTACAAAAGAAGCATATTTTCTTGTCTTATTAGCATATCTTCTTACCCATGATGCTACATTGCCATTCTTTTCAGCATCTTCATTCTTAGAAGCATAGTCTTTAGCACATTTGTCAAGTTTAGATATAAGAGCAGAATATTGCTTTTCAGATTCTTTTTCAGCTTCTTGAGCATCCTTTATTATCTTAGTAGATTCTTCAACGAATTTGATCATTGCTGCCACAGCTGGACCAGATTTGAATTCATCTATTTCAGAAGCAGCTCCGTCCATACCGCATTGCTCTCTCAAATATTCTTTGATGCCTGATACTTCAGTGATTTTTCCACCAGTAACATTCTTTATACTCTTTTCGAATTCTTCATCACTCAACTCTTCTTCTTCAGCTTTCCCATCTCTCATCTTGTCACTTATCTTGTCATTATCAACCATATCAAGATTTCTGTCAAAGTTGCTCTTGAATCCATTTGCGAAACCATCAACTGCATTCAATTGAGCATATTTCATTTCATGATATTTCTTACTGAATCCTTTTACAGATTTAGAAGTAAGTTGTGTTTTGTATTTCTTAACAAAATCAGTTCCTTTCATGAAAAATATCTTTATATTTTCTATCAATTTCAAGAAGAAAGCTTTTATCTTCTTAGCTATTTTGATAAGGAAATCTTTCAATTTCTTGAAAGTATCAACTATAGCATTTTCCATTAGTAGTCCAGCTTCTGATTCACCCTTAATAAGAGCAGTTTCAACTGTAACAACGTCTATTATATAAGAAGCTGCTTCAAGCATAGCAAAATCTCTCGTAGCTTCTGTTTCTATTTCATCTATAGATGAATCATCAGCTTCTGGATATTCATCCAAAGTTTCTTCTACTTCTTTTAGTTCTTCAATTTCTTCTACTTCAGGTTCTACTCCTTCAGCACCTTCAAATAGTATAGAAGAATTAAATAGTTTATTTATCATATTATGATACCCCCTATAATTATTTATCTACTTTACCAACCATTGCTCTAACGCAAACTTTCTTTGCATTAGCATTAGCAGCGCCAACAGCTTTTCTCCATTTGCTTATATAAGTAGCTATAACAGAGTTTGTAGAGTTTGTTACGCTAATATATGCATTTATTGCTTCAACTGCAACTGATACAACAGCACTGTTGCTGATTTTTTCGGCATTATTTTTGAATTTATCATTGATAGAATTAGCTTTCTTCAATCCAGATTCAACTTTCTTTTGAGCAGTATCAACAAATTTCTTGTGATCGGCTAAAAGAAGATCCATTGCTTCTTGTACACTGTAAGTAGCATCACCAGCAACTCTATTTCCACCTTGGAAGTATACATCGAGTGCATCAAGATATTCTTCAGTAGTGAGTTTCTTATTACCTTGACCTGCAAATTTTCCTCTTGCTGCAGCTACAGTATCATCTTTACCATCTTTAACTTCTTTTAATTTATCTTTCAATTCTTGAAGTTTATTTTCATCTGTAAGATTACCTTGAGCGTCAACCAAAGCTTTTGCTTCATCAAGTATGCTGCTTAGTGCCTTTTCATGGTCTTCACTGTCATTGTCACCGATTGTAGCATTCAATGTCTTAACTTCATATTTGAAAGTATTATTGAGAGTAACTTTCTTTGAACTTACTGCACTAAGAGTTTTTTTGTTTTTCTCAACAAATTGCTTTCCAGACATAAAAAGAGAAGAAACGACAGTGTAAAGATTTTTGAAGAAAGTTTTAAGCTTAGCCCATAGTTTTTGAACCCATGCTTTTATCTTTTCCCATATAGATTTAACTCTTTCTTTGAAACCTTCCATAACTATAGTTGATTCCATAAGAGTGCCGTCAGCTTGTCTTTGTTTAAGTTCGCACATATCAGTTACAGCTATAGCCTCATATATACCAACTATATCGGAATAAGACTCTTGAATAGCTACATACATTCCATTATCTCTCTCGTATTTTTGAGAGTTTTCCAATGCAACTTCTTCTATCTCAGAACCTTGAAAGCTTTCAGTAACGATTTGATTACCAAGTATTGATATCATTATATCAACCTTCCTTTCTTTTAAGTTTTTTTAATTTAATTTTTTATAACTATGTTTCAAAGCCCCAAAAAATGGGCTTTGAAATAAGTATTACAATTATGTCAAATGAATTACTTGTGATATTATAATAATCTAATACCGTCCAATTCACCTACATTTTTCTTATTAATATCCTTTTGGATAGAATTGAGAGAATAAGTTTCTTTCTCTTTCTTTAGAGCAGTTACGGTAGCAATCTCAGTAGATTTATACTTGATTTTTACCATATCTGATAGTCTATCTATTTCTTGTATAAGAGCTTTTTGTTTTAACTTAATTTCTTTCTTCTTCTCAGAATCCAATTCTTTATTTAAATCAATTTCATTTTGATTATATTCTAAGAATTTCTTTTGGAGTTGTAAGAAATCTGTAGTTTGTTGTCTCATATTATAGAAATAATAAATCATTTCTCTTATTATTATAACAACTGCTATTGTAGCTCCTATAGCTATGAAAGGTACTGCTATACCACCAAGAAGTTTATTCTTATCAGTAGTATTCATAGTCTTCATAACCATAGATAGTTCACCGTTACCGGCACTCATATTGAATTTATTCAAATTCTCTATAGGTAGGTAACCACTATGACTCATCTTCTTAGCTATTATAACTTCTCCCATAGTAGGATTCTTAACGAATTCTATTGAAGAAGCAAGTAATAATGTAGTAGATTCTATAATAGAAGCTACCACTGTTGTATAAATAAGTTTGCCCAATTTTCTTTCTAATTTGAAAGAAGTAACAAAATCAGGTTTATATCTTATTATATTATTAATAGCTTGACGAATAGTTTGTAACTCAGGTGGTACATTTACACCTTTAGTATCAGTTATCAATTTCTCTATAGCACTTAGAGTATCTATAGTATCTTGATATCCTATATAAGATTCAATGTCCCCTTTAGTCTTTTCTATTTCATCAAACCTTGCATATGATTTATTTAGTAATGAATCATATAGTTTAGTTACTACGTTAGTAGTAATATTAGTTTGCTCGTATTCTGTCATTTCAAGAAGCTTTTGTCTGTCTTTATAAGAAGAAGCTTCTATTACTAATTCTAAAGCAGCATTCATATAATCTGACCCCCTTTCTTATCTATTTAATGCTTTAAGCATTTCTTTAAACTTTCTCTCATCTCTTGAGTTCTCTCTTTCCAATCCCGAATAAGATACTGATTCCCAGTTATTCATATTTTCGAATAAGAAATGAACTACCTTAGATGCTTCATCCACTACTATGAAATCTATTAAGAATAATTTATCTATGACTATCTTAGCATCTCTAATATCCATGAAGTTTATTCCATAATTATCTTTAATGAAATCAACTTCTTCTTTAGTAATCACTATAGTCATATTAGGGTATAAGTTATTCTTATTCATTAGATTTAACTTCGATAGATTTCTTAATCTCTTAGCAGATAACCATAGAGGAGATTGTCCTGCTACTCTATTAGCAATATCTTTCTTTATAGAACTTACACCAAATAGGAAGTCTCTAAAGAATTTTAATTCTCCTGTAGTCCATCTTAAGAAGTCGAATACCATATTATCTCCTTTATAAGCAGATATAAGATTAGTAATCATTTCTTCAGAAGTTACAGGGTGCATAGTAGCTTTAATACCAAGTACAAAATCTTGGAATCCTAATGAAGTTCCTTTGTCTTTAGACATAAGTTGAATTCTCATATGCACTAATGTAGATACCAATTCATTTGCTTTCTTAGCATCATTATCTTGAAGCATATTCTTATTCATATCTCCACGCATGTCTGCATAAGCACCAGCATAAGTTTCCGGTCTTTCAGGAGCTTGATTAGTTATATTAGTAGTCTTAGTAGTAACACTGTTAGTATTAAAAGTTCTTCTATCGAGATTTCCTTTCACATTAAGATTTGTACCAATATTATTAGTATTATTGCTTAATTTATTACCAATTATATTATTTGAATTACTACTATCATTATTACTATCTCTCAACTTATTAGTGATATTATGAGAATTTGTAGTAGTATTCCTTTCTGCTTTAGCTTCAAGAGTAATATACTTATTATTCTCTTTAGTAATAGAGAAATTCTTACTACTATTCAATATAGTAGTATTCAAATCTTCTAATACACTATAAAGTTGCTCTTTATTAGAGACTATCGTCTGGTTAGTCACATCATTAAGAGTTGTAGATACCAGTAGATAATGCTCAGCACCATGCTCTTTTAGGAATCCAACATATCCTTCTTCAATAGCAGTCTTTAATATTCCTTTGGCAATATCTTTACCACTTGGATTTAAAACCGATACGTTAGAATGGAATTGTCTTATATAATCTATAGCATCATCCCCATCTTCTATATATAAATTGGGTGACATAGACATAGTTATTTGAACAAAAGTTGCCAATTGTCTTTCAGAAGCTTTACAACACATTTGAGCAGTTTCTAAATCTATATTTTTAGAAACTATGTGTGGGAATTGTAAAGTCCCTTCACCAGCTCTTGAACTAAGTGAAGAGTAATACTTTTTCCTAAATAAAGAGAAAGCATTAGCATCTTTTAGATCTTTTAACAGGTCTAATGTATCTTTAAATACTCCCATTACAACACGTCCTTTCTTTATTGAATTTTATTTATAGTATTAAGTAGTTGTTAAAATGGGCAAAAAAATAAAGGGTTATGTAATATACTGAGTATCATCATATATTTAGTCTTCTATAAGCTCACTTGCTGCTTCAGCTAAAGTTCCAATTGCTTCTAAAATCATTTCGATTGCAGTAATCGTTATTCCATCCATAATTTATAACCATTTCCCCTCTCTAATTAATTCACTTATTAAAATCATTAATATAAAAATATATCATAGATAAAAATAATATACACTAAGAAAAATATAA